ACCCGCCCCGACCCGGGCCGCGCCTCCCGCACCGGCGGCCCCGCCTTCCGCACCGGCGGCGAGGTCACCGCCCGCCTGCACACCCCCGACGGCCGCCTCCTGTTCGGCACCGCCCGCGCCACCCTCACCGACGTCCACCCCGACGGCGACATCACCCTCACCCTCACCGGCACCGGCCCCCTCGGCACCCGCACCCCCCACCACCGTGACCGCGCCGCGATCACCGCCGCCACCCAAGCCGCCACCACCACCCGCGACCAGCTCCACAAGCTGCTGGCCGCGTCCTGCCCCGGATACCACCGCTACATCCAGCACCGCGACCGCAAGCCCCCGTGGTGCCCCTCCTGCCGCTACACCCCCGACGGCACCCACATCCCCCCGGATGACACCGGCCGCATCCGCTAACGCGCCGCGGCACCCCCGGCGACCTCCCACATCACCACCGACACCGCCATCGCCAACCCCACCAGCAGTAGCGTCCGGCACATCAGCGCGGTCTCCACCCGCCCTTTCATCCGGGCGAACGCCCACACCACCGAGAAGAACCCCACCGCCCCGACCCAGCCCGCCACCAAGGACCACTGCGACCCCGTCACCGCGTCACCCCCCGACCATCGCCGAACCCCGGCAGCAGACACAACGGGCCCGCCACCCCACACACCGCCGCCAACAACACCCCCACCGGCATCGGCAACCCACCCGACACGGCCGCACCGAGCACGGCCCCCGGCCCCAAAACCTCATACCCGAGCACCAGCCACCACGACCCCCGGCCGACCTGCTCCCGGATCGCCCCCGCCAACGCGCCAACCAGCATCAACCACACCACCCAATACGCCGCCCCCAGCCCCCACACCACCAGCAGCACCGCATCCACCGCGGCGCACACCAGCACCGACATCCACCACCCGTACAACCACCTGCGCCCGGTCGACCACGCCGCCGACCCCGCCACCGCCGCCGCCGCGATCAACCCCGCCAGCATCACCAACGACACCCACTCCGGCACACTCACGCGAGAAGCCCCTCAGCCGCCAGCCGGGCGACCGCCCGCGCCACCCCGTCCTCCAACCCGGACGCATCCCCGGCCAGCCCGTCATAGACCTCGTCGAAGATCACCATCCAAGCCCGGCCCGCGACACTGCCCGCCTCCGGCCGTCCCGGACAGTCGATATCCAACAACCCGATCCGATCCTCATGCGGCCCATGTGCCCCGAGAAACCTGCGGCACAACTCCTTCGACCTCGCCCGGCGCGGCACACTCACCCGTACGCTCCCCAACTGTGGGCACCAAGATCCTGAAACACCTGCACGCCGCCCTCACCGTCACCTGGCTGGCCCTGTCCGTCCCCGCCGTCCTCTGGTGGAAGAACAGCGTCCCCTTCCTCGTATTCGCCAGCGTCTATGCGAATGTGGCCTCGCACTGGGCTGCCTGGCAAGCCACCCGCGCCGAGGACAACACCCCAACGACACCCATCAACGAATCAGACCCGGCCGAAGATCCGCCCCCACCGAAATCCTGAGAGAACGGCTCCCACACAACCGGTCAGCGACACCGCGCAGCCCGCGCATCACACCACGTGATCAACCGGTGCGCCCGCTCCACCTGCAACGTGATCAACAGAAACCACAACGCCCACACGTACGGGAAGAACCGGCGCGGCCACACATGCTCCCCCAACTCCATCACGCCACCCAATCAACCCAGTCGGCCGCGCGCATATCCTCCTGCGTCGGCGTGTACGAGATGAACCGGCGCACCGGCCCCTCCAGAGCGATCACCGGTGCACCGAACTGCCACTCCACCCCACACCCCGGCAACCCCGGCCGCGTCACCCGCCGCCCCCGCGATCCCGGACCCCGCAACCGCGCCATCGCCTCATCAAACGTCACAGCCGCACACCGTACCGGCCTGCGCATCACCCACCCGGACACAGCAGCTAACCGCGCACCGGCGAACCCCACCCCACTACCCCTCGCCGCGCCGCGCCCAGAACTCGTGGATCGACTGCACCGTCCTGGTCGCCTCCCGGTCGGCCGAGAACTCCGCCAGCTCGGCCAGCGTCGGCTCCCGCACCCCGATCCCCAACGGCCCCACCACGAACACCGACACCTCACCGCAGCGGAAACACACCGAGAAGTCACCGTCAGACGGCACCCGGCAAACGTCACCCGATTGGCTGACCGAATCGAACCGGTACCCGCACGCCCGGCACGAAACCGGATCATGCCGCTGCACCGAGGGATCACCCGGCTGCCGCCGGAACGGGCCCGTCATGACACCGCCGTTACGCCACCGACGGCACCCCCGCCGCCGCCGTCCGAGCCGCCCCCCACCGACCCCGCCGCCAGCCACAACACGATCCCCAGCCACAACACGGCCACCACCTTCAGCACCCGCACACACCACCGGAACAGCCCCCGCTGACCGGTCAACCGCGCCACCAGCGCACACCCGCCGAAGGCCCCCGCCGCCGTCCCCAACACCACCAACAGCGTCCACTGCGCACCCGTCGCCTCATCAAACGTCATAGCCGCACACCCTACGACCCGCCACCCGACGACCACCCCGGCCTGCACGCCCACCGCCGCGCCTTGAACACCCCCAACGCCTCCGGCGTCTCCCCATCATCCGGACACCAATTCGGCTCCCCACAACAACAACAGTCACCATCACCGTCCTGCCAATGCACGCAATGCTCACTCCCATGCACCCCGACCGCATCCTCAAGATCCACTCCGGATACCCCCCGCCCCATCGGGGCTGCTCTTGACCCTGCGTGATCACCGGGCCGAGACATAGACAGTGGACCGCGCTGACCAGGGCCTATACAGGACAACTAGCCTTTGATAATGTGCATTATCGCAAGTCAGCTCTCGGGATGGAGATCAAATGCCAGACCCCAGCACCAGCGCTCAGCTCGCCCTGAAAAGCACCGGCGAGCAGCTGGGCCTGTGGGTGGGCCCCAACGGCTACGCGGTGGGTGACGTAGTGGTGCTGGACGGTCACCCGGATCTAGTGGTCGTCGAACGGCAATGGTCGGGACCGTACGCCCTGACGTTGCTGCTGGTGGAGCGTGATGACAACGATCCGCGTACAGGCGGGAGGCTCCTGGTGGAAATGGAGGGACGATGACCGACCCCAGCGCCAGCGGAGAGCCCCCGGAAACCCACGACGGCCGCTGGTACTTGGTGGCGTACTCGGTGGGCGAGCATGGCGCGTTCGTGGGGATCGGCCGTGTCGACATGCGGATCGCTTCCCTTCCGGTCACGTTCGAGGAAGTCGAGGAGAGGCTGGACCCGGTCTTGACGGAGGCCCTGCGAGGGCGGGGGAAGATCGGCGCGCTACAGGATGCTTGTGTGATCGGCTGGACCGCTCTGGGTGGTGATCCGGCGTGACCGGCGAGCCCAAAGAGATCCATGACGGCGGGTTCGACGCGATCGAGATGGTGTTCACGCCGGTCACCGGCCGGGTCAACATTTCGTGCGCGGTGCACCCGTGGTGGGGTCGGGACCAGATCCGGCCGACGTACGGCGCGATCCGGGAGGCTGTGGCCGTACACGCCACGCTCGAGCACGGGCAGGAGGCGTCACCGTGACCGGCGGGGAACTGGAGCCGGTGTACGAGGGTGAGGTCGTTCCGGGTCTGCGGCTGACCGGGAAGATCGCGAAGGCGTACGAGCGGGTCACGGCGGCCGACGCCGTCGCGGCGGACCCTGATGAGCGGCCCGACCCGGGTGTCGAGCACTTCAACAACGCGGCGTTGTCGGAGAGCACGAAACGCGCCTACCGGCGGTGGATCAACATGTACCTGTACTACTGCGGGCAGATGGGGCGGCGTGAGGTTCCCGCCGCCGCGCACACGTTGCAAGGGTTCATGAAGTGGCTGGCGACGATCCCCCCGACCAAAGGTCGTCACGCGGGCAGCCCGCACGGGATGAGTCCGGCGAGCCTCCGGCAGGCCCTCGCCGCGGTGCACGCTTTGCACAGCGCCGCGGCGGCGGCGTGGCCGTCGACCGACCTCGCGTTGAAGGTCATCACCGGGCACGCGAACCTGCGTTCGGACCAGCACGTGGAAGACGACCGACAGGTCCCCCCGATCAAGTTGCCCACCCTGATGCAGCTGCTCCGCGCATGCCCGGCCGGGACGAGTGCCGGGATCCGGGACCGGTCGCTGATGTCGCTCGGCTTCGCGATGATGGCCCGGCGCAGCGAGCTGACGGCGCTGGACCTGAAGCACATCACGGAGGCGTCGCGCGGCGGGTACCGCATCCACGTCCCGCGGACCAAGACCGACCGGCGCAAGGGGCGTGTCGCGTTCATACCGCGCTTCGACGAGCACCCGGACGTGTGCCCGGTCCGCGCTTTGGAGGCGTGGGTGGACCGGCGGCAGAGCCTCGGCATCGGGGAAGGCCCGTTCTACCGGGCCGTCGACCGGTGGGATCACGTCCTCGGCGAGCAGGGCGGCGTGTACGCGGGGAAGTCGGAGTCGCTGCGGATGGACCCGGCCGACATGGAGATCGTGATCGCCCGGGCCGCCGGGCGGGCGCTGAATGACGGGGAGCGGATCGCGAACGCCGCGATGCTGCGCCCGCACAGCCTGCGCGCCGGTGGCGCGACCAGCGCATACGAGGCGGGCGCAGACATCCTGTCCATCGCCCGGCAGGGCGGCTGGGGTGACAAGTCCCCGGTGATCTTCCGGTACATCCGCGAGGTGGACCTCGAGCTGCGTAACCCCATGGCCCGGGTGTTCGGGCTCACACCGTGACCTCATGAGACGGCTTTGTAGCCCGCTCATAAGGGGCTCCGGACGGCGAGGCCGCGCCGCGTGAACTCTTCGACCAGCTCGGCGCACCGGGCGTCGGCGGCGTGGATGCTCTTCATGTCGCCGCTGTAGCACTGGGTGATCACGTCGGCGCACGTCTGGCCGTAGCGGGTGATCAGCTCGGCGAGGTCGGCCTGCCGGTCCGGGATGGTCATGAGACCGCCTGCACGGGTCGGACCTTCAGCGGTAGGTCGGGGACCTGGTTGATGGGGCGGAGGGTGCCGGGTTCGGTGGGTTGGTGGGGGTCGCGTGCGCAGGTTTGGCAGCCGACCCCCCATCCGGCGGTGACGGCGCGGGTGAGGGTGGCCCCGCAGCGGGCCATGGCGTCGAAGGGGTGGAGGGTGCGTTGGCGGCGGATGGTGTGGCGGCGGCGGTCGCCGTACCGGCTGGCCCCGTACACGGCGCTCAGACGCCCTTCACGGCGGCGGGTTCGGGGGGGATCATGCTGTCCGGGTATTGCGGGCCGATCGTGGCGTCCGGCGGGTTCACGGAGCCGGGGCAGTAGAAGTAGACGCCCACGGAGTGCGCGTAGTGGGTGCCTTCGGTGTGGGTCCGGTCGCAGGGCCAGATCGGCATGATCCCGGGGCAGCCGTCGCCGGTGTCGGGTGGCCGGTGCGGCGGGTGTGCGGCCGCGTAGCCGCAGCGCCGGTTCATCGGGTCCTCTTGGTGGCGGGCATGGTGTAGAAGCGGCCCCGGCTGGTTTTGCGGCGGGTGAGGTGCTTGTTGCGGTAGAGGGTGTCCAGGCAGGCGGAGACCGCGCCGAGCGGGTACCGGACGGGTAGGTGCCCCCAGATTGATCGGGCGGTGTACTCGTGGCCGCGGTTGGTGCGTAGCCATTCGAGGATGGTGGCGGCCATGTCGGCGTCGGCTCTGGCTTCGACGAAGATGTGCGACGCCAACGGTCTCGACCCCTATCGCTGGGCATGGCGGGATGGCCACGTGGTCGGGGTGGCCGGGTGGTGCTTTCAGGGTGGCCCCGTGGTGGCCGGGTGCGGTCCGGCCGGTGTCGTGACGGGGTGCCTTGGGGGGGAGCCTATCCCCGGCCGGGTTGCTCGTCGGGGGTAATCGGGGGATGTCGGCGGGTCTCCAGGCGGGGGGTTGTTGACCTGACAGGGGTTCGCGTCTAGCTTCCCCCGTGTGAACACGACAGACGGCGACAGAACCGGTACGCGCGGCGACCGGGTTCGGGCGGGGGTGCTGTCGGCGGCCGTGTTCGGCGGCCCGGACATGTGGTGGTGGGTGTCGCGGGTGATGTCCTGGCTCGCGTGGGCGTCGGTCGGGGCGTCGGTCCTCGCAGCGCTCACCGTAGGGCTGGGGTGGGCGGCGTGGGCGTGGTGGGCGGTCGGTGCGCTGCTGGGTGTGGCGGGTTTCGCCGCCCGCGGGCTCGCGCATGCGGCATGCCGCCGGGAGTTCACCGACGATGCAAGCGATGACCTTGGGGAGGATGAGGGTGGCGAACACGCCGCAGAAACCGGGACAACGTAGAACCCGGGCGCGTAAGCCAGCAGGGCCGTTGACCGCGGAACGGGTGTGGAAGGCGGCCCCACCGTTGGGAGGGATCGCGTGGACCACCGCGGAGATCGCCGACGAGCTGGGGGTGACCCCCGGTGTGGTGCTGCCGCTGTTGCACGAGCTCGCCGACGCCGGTCGGGCGCAACGTTTACACCGGGACGGCACCACGGTGCTGTCGTGGCGGCGAAAATGAGCGGATGCGCGACGACCGGACGGAACGGGTAAACCTCGGTGGGATGTTCGTCGACCAGTATGTGCTGGTCACCAAGGAGGAAGCGGCCATGACCGGCAACGACGACACACCCGCGCACCACGACCGCGGGTCGGCGCACGATCCCGGCGACGGTCACCAGGCGTCCGGGTTCGTCACCCCCGCGCATCCGCTGCCCACCGTCGAACAGGCGGAACAGATCTTCCGGATCCTCGGGGTCGACTTCGAGCGGGAAGGCCCCGACCCGGTCGACGAGCGGGCGCATCTGGCCGGTGCCTTGCACGCTTTGACCGGCATGTGGGCCGTCTACGCGACCCACACCACCGCGCTCAAGGATTTCAACAGCGGCTGGACCGACGCCCACGACGGCAGTGTGCCGGAGGTCCTGGCGGCGCTGGCGTTCCTCGCGATGCGTAACGCGGACGCCGCCCGCGCGATGAATGCGCTGTCGGAGGCGTTCCTCGTCCCGCTCACCCTCGCCGCGGCGTGCGGGGACGTCGCCACGTGGGGGTTCGCCGCCTGCTCGGAGATCGCGAAAGGTGACAAGGCCAGCGACAAAGCGGTCCACGCGGCCTGTAACACCATGACCGCGAACCTGAAGATCCTCTACGACCAGGCGGCCATGATGCAGGAAATGCTCACCCTCCACGGGCAGGTACACGATGAAACCGGTGGCTGCTGACGACGCGCGGCTGGCGTGGCCGGTCGCGGTCACCACGGCGGCCCAAGGCGGCGGGTTCGCGCACGCCATGGACCACGGTGAACAGGCGTGGGCGATCGTGTTCCTCGCCTTGGGTGCGTTCACCGGCGCAACCCTGACCCTGCTCAAGTCCCCGGACCCTGACTTGCTCGACGAGATGACCCGGAGCGTGAATTGACCGAGGTGGTGCCGGTCCCGCGTAACATGCTGCATTTGGCCAAAGACCAGGCTGGGCGGCCGGTGCCGTGGTTCGTCGCCGTCATCAACGGTGTCCCGGACCCGCGGGTCGGCGACGGCGAAAAGTTCGTCCAAGCGGTCCGGTTCAAACGGTGCTGGGTGTGTGGCGGCACCCTCGGCCGGTATGTTGCGTTCGTGATCGGTCCGATGTGTGTGGTCAACCGGATCACCGCCGAACCCGGTAGTCACCTCGAATGCGCGATCTACTCCGCCCGCGCGTGCCCGTTCCTGTCGACCCCGAACATGCGCCGCCGGGAAAGAGGCATCACCCCCGGGGAGAACGGCTTCGCCACCCCGGCCGGGCAGATGATCGCCCGTAACCCCGGGGTGACCGCGGTGTGGGTCACCACCCGCTGGCATCTGACCGACACCCCGACCGGGCCGCTGATCTGCTTGGGTGACCCGTCGCAGGTGTTGTGGTTCGCCAAAGGGCAGCAGGCCACCGGCGAGCAGGCCCGGGCCGCCCTCGAATCCGGGCTGCATCTGCTGGAGGACGCCTGCGACCAGGACGACGACCCGCAAGCATCCCGGCAAGATCTGGCGCGGTCGCTGGCCGCGGCGCGCAAACTGTTCCCCCGCTGACCCGCGCGCAGTCTACGATCAACACGCACACCCGAGGTACCGGCCCGCAAGGGCAAGGGCCCGGACGTCTCGCGGCAAAGGCCCGGCTGACCCGTCCCCCGACGCGCAACCCGAGCCTTCACCCTTGACGGTTCCGGGGGAGGGTCACCCCGCTCACCCACGCACCGGCCGATCCGGGAGTCCCCGGGGCCAGGTGAGCCCGGTGGCCCTCCCCCTTTTGGTGAAACCCCGCCCCCCGCGCACACCACCGCACCTACTGTCGGGCGAAACGGGCGCGCAAAAGGGGTGTGTGTGGTGGTCGCCGAGCAGATACCGGAAATGGACGACGTCCCCTACGGGGTCCGCGTCCGCATCGCGCAGATAGCCCGCGAGTTCCCCGCCGTCCAATACGACGCCGCCGACCCCAACGCCGCGGCGATCGAAATGTACTGCCACGTCCTGGGCCTCGAACCCCAACCCTCGGACGCGGTCACCCCGCGCACCATCCGCGGCGCGCAGTCGCAGACCGCCGTCCCCCGCGACGCCGCCGCCCTCGCCGCGACGTTGCACGGCCTGGTCTGCCGGGTCATGCCCGGAGCCAGCCCCCGGGTGTGCGACGAGGACCTGCAGATGGCCGCCGACATCCTCGCCACCCTCGGTGTGCGGGGCTGGCGGCTGGCCAGCGACCCCCGCAACGCGTGGCGGGACGGGCGATGAGTCTCGCGCTCGCGCAAGCGTGCGCGCACACCCTCGCCGAGGTCCGCGCCGCGTGGGACTGGCTCACCGAACAGGTCCAGCCCGGCCCCACCGACCCCCCGTCGGAGCGGCACATCACCCCCTTGCAGGCCCAGATCGAGGAACGCGAAGCCCGCCGCGACCGGGAAGCCCGCTACCTGCCCCCCACCCACGCCCGGCCCGGTGTCCCGTCCGGTGCCACCCGACTGATCGCCGTCCCCCCACCCTCATCCGTGGGCCCGCATCCGGACGCCGCCCGGGTGTCGCCGATCCACGGCCGGGTCATCGTCGCCGAACAACTATGGCGGGCGGCGGCCGACCTGCACCACGCCGTGCACGGCACCCCCATCGAACGGCGGGTGATCAACCCCCGCACCCGGGCCCCGCACACCCCGTGCCCCGCATGCACGGCCGCATCGGGCTGCTGGTGCGACTCCGACGACATGCAGGTCGCCGCCGCCTTGCACGTCATCGGCACCCACCTCGAGACCGGCATCCAATATTTGGACTGCCTGCTGCCGGTCCTCGAGAAAGTCAACCGGGACGCCCGCCGCGCCGCCGGAGCCCTCGAAACGCTGCTGGTGCTGAAGGCCGTCTGCCCCGCGTGCGACGCCCGCGACCTGGTCGCCGACTGTTCCAGCCCGAACCGTGACGAATGGTCGATCCGCTGCCGGAACCGGCTGTGTACGTGCGCCGGACCCGGCTGCCCCTGCGGTTCCGCCGTCCGCTACCAAGGGAAACAACACCGGTGGGCGGCCGGGAAAGGCCAATGGCACGACCTGGCGAACCGTCTGGGCGTCACCTACCAGCAGCTGTGGACCGAAGCCACCCACCGGCACCGGCCGCCGTTGGCGTCCCGGCACACCGGCTACGGCCGCCGCGCCTGACACCACGGGGGTGGCAGGGTTCGTGGGCAAGGGCGGACGACGCAAAATCGCGGCGATGACCCACCCCTACCGCATCGCCTACGGATGGCTGGCCGCGAACGGTATCGACGAGCTGGTCCCGGACCGGCCGTTGATCATCGTCGACGAAACCCGCGGCCAGCTCTCCGTGACCTGCTGGGCGTGGAAACCCGGAGCCGACCGGTGGGACTACACGTTGAGCGTCACCCGCCTCGGTGACGCTCTGGCAACCGAGGAACGCGTCGTGCCGTTGACGGTGCCGCTCACCAAGAAGGTCCGCGAAGCCATCACCTGCTGCGGGGGGCGACTCGTCGAACACACCTGAGCTGCACGTACCGGCCCGCCCCCGGCCGGTAGGGTGCGACCATGACCGGTACGCCGCCACCCGCCCACCCGAGCACCGGTAGGTTACGACTCGCGGTGCTCACGGTGACGCAGGTGGCGGCGTTCCTCACCCTCGCCGCACTCGTCGTCGCCGCCGCCCGCCGCGGTGACCAACCCGCCGCCGCCGGGATCGGCGGCACCTTGTTCGTCGTGTTCGCGTGGCTGCTGTGGCGGCAACACAAAGAGCTCGGCTACGTGCGGAAGCTACAAGCGGCCGACCAGCAGCGCATCGACGCCGGAGGCGCGCAGAACATGACCACCACCCAGCAAGCCAAGTGGCTCGACGACCTGAAGGACGCCCTGTCGTAACCCCCGGTAGGGTCGCCAGGTATGACACCCATCCCGCCGGACCCGCCCGAACCGCGTACCCGCCGGGCCGGTGCGGCATTGATCATGCAGGCCGCAGCCCTCGTCCTGCTCGTCATCGGCGTAGTCCTCGCGACCATCCACGACCACACCGGCGCGGCCACCGTGGTGGGGGTGCTGCTGATCGCCGTGTTCGGGTGGCTGCTCGCCTGGAGCTACCGGCAGTACCGGTGGATACAAGACATCCGCCTCCTCGACCGGGAACGCGAGGACTGGGGTGGCTGGGACAACATGAGCGACGAATTACGGGCACGGTGGCTCGCCGACCTCGAGAAGGTCATCCGAAGCTGATGCTCACCATCGCCGGGGTCGAGCTGGTCACCGCGGCGGACGTCGCCGACCGGTGGGGGGATGTCCGCGCCGCCCGGCTGCGCGGCTGGTGCCAACCCACCCCACACCGGGAACCCCTACTCGCCGCGGTCACCGTCGCCCAGCTCGCAGCGCTCTACGGCCGCCCCGTACCGGCGGGGGTGGACCCGCACACCCCGGCCCGGATCCCGGGCCGCCACGGCCCGGAGAACCTGTACGAATGGGGTGCCTGTGTCCGCGCCGACCGGCTCACCCGAGCCCGCACCTGCGGCCCGTCCCGCCGGATTTCCCGGGCCGCCTGAAACCCGGCCCACCCGCGCCTACCATCGGGGCAAGAACGCCTCCTGCTACTGGTCGACGCTGCCCACACACCGGCAACCTGTTGACCTGCACGGGGCGCGGCACGGGATCGGGGGTGACGGGATGGGCACCGTGCACCACATCCACCCCACCGGCACCACCCTCACCGACCCCGGGGAGCTGATCTGCCCGGAGAACGTCGCCGACGACGTCCGGGCGATCTGGGATCACACCGTCGCGCAACTACCGGCGGTCACCTCCGCCGACCGGGATGCGCTGCTGGCCTACTGCGAGGCCGTCGCCACCCACCGCAAAGCCTCCGCGCTGCTGGCCCGCTCGACGGTCATCGTGCCCGGCGCGATCAAGAACACCATCGTGCAGAACCCCGCCTGCCGCGTGCAACGCGACGCCGCCAACACCATGCAAAAGTACGCCGCCGAGTTCGGTCTCACCCCGGCCGCCCGCACCGCACAAGCCGTCGACCCCGCCACCGTGGCCCGGTGGCGGGAACCCGGCGCATGAGCGCCGACCCCGCCGCGAGCGTGCGTCGGCTCGAATATTTGCCTCTGGGCTCGCTGACCCCCAACCCGGCCAACCCGAAGGCGCACGCCGCGGACACCCTCAATGCGTCCGTCAACCGGTTCGGGTTCGTGGAGAACATCACCCGCGACGACCGCACCGGCTACATCATCTCCGGGCACGGCCGCGCGGACGCCTTGAAAGCCATGCGGGACCGCGGCGAGGCACCCCCGGACGGTGTCACGCTGGACCCGGACACCGGCGAATGGCTGGTACCGGTCACGGTGGGATGGGCGTCCCGCACCGACCAAGAGGCCCGCGCCGCGCTGATCGCCCTCAACCGCACCACCCAATTGGGCGGCTGGGTGGACGAGCTGCTCCTTCCCGCCCTCGACGACTTGTCGACGGCCGGGGACGACGGGCTGGTCGGGGTCGGGTTCACCGACGCCGACCTGCAAGTGATGCGCCGACAAGCGGAAGCCGCCCTGACCGGGGCCACCGACCCGTGGCAAGAAGCCCGAGAGGCGGGGCTGGACTACACCCCGGCCGAGGGCCGCGCCGCCTACAAAACCGTCCAGGTCCACTTCCGCACCGAGCAGGACTACACCGACTTCGCCGACATCCTGGGGTTGGAACGAGCGGGCGGCGGCAGCGGCTTCTGGTGGCCGGTGCAACCCGCCCCGGAAGCCGGAACGGAAACATACGACGCGTCCACGGCGGACCCCGGCCCGTACGACGATGACCGGGAACCACGATGACGGACGCGACGCCGGTGCCCGCCCGGCTGATCGAAGACCCGCCCATCTACGTGGTCTCCAAAGGCCGCGCCCGGTACCCGTACACCATCCGCACCTTGTCGTTGATGCGGACCAGATTCTATGTGGTGGTAGAGGCCCCGGAAGTCGACGACTACCGGGCCGCGATCCACGCCCACGGCGGATGGGGCACCGTCCTCACCCTCGACCCCGGATACAAATCGTCCTACGACGCTTTGATGCCGCTCGCCGACACCGACTCCCGCGGACCCGGCCCGGCCCGGAACTTCGCCTGGGACCACGCCGCCGCCAATGGCGCGAACCGGCATTGGGTGATGGATGACAACATCTCCGAATTCCGGATCTACACCGACGGCCGCAAAAGGTGGGCCGCCGACCGGACACCATTGCGGCTCATGGAAGACTTCCAGGCCCGATACACGAATTTGGTCATGTGCGGCCCCAACTACGAACACTTCATCAACGCCCGGGAACGCCACACACCGTTCGTCATGAACACCCGCATCTACTCGTGCAACCTGATCGCGACCGACCTGGCCCACCCGCACCGGTGGCGGGGACGGTACAACGAGGACACCATCCTGTCGTTGGACCTGCTCACGGCGGGCTGGGCCACGGTCCAATTCAATTTGTCCCTCCAAAAGAAACTTGGCACCCAATCGCTGCCCGGCGGGAACACTGACGAGTTCTACCACCGGGAAGGCAAAATGGACCCGGCGGCGACCAAGTCCGAAATACGCCGCGGGTTACGCCGCGCGGCCGGGGGAACCGACTTCAAAAGCCGGATGCTCGTCGCGGAATACCCCCAATACGCGCGGCTGGTGCGACGCTTCCAACGGCTACACCACCTGGTCGACTACTCCAGCTTCACCACCGCCCTGAAATTGCGCCCGGACGCCCGCCCGATCCGCGCGCCCATCCTCGCCGAACGCCCCCGCGCGAAAACACCGCTACGCCCGAACCCATCCGGCGCGACACGGTGATCTACACGATCGCGAAACGATTCACGTTCGCCGCCTCACACCAACTCGACGCCCTGCCCGACGGGCACCCGTGCGGCCGACTGCACGGCCACAACTACGCCGTCACCCTGATGCTGCGTAACGGCGACCTCGACCCGGCGGGCATGCTGGTCGACTCCCGCGAGCTGGAGGCGTTCCGCGCCTACCTCGACGGGGAACTCGACCACCGGCACCTCAACGATGTGCTGCCCGCGGACAACCCGACCGCCGAACACGTCGCCCGGCACCTGTTCGGGATCGCCGAACACCTGTGGGCGGGCAAGGTGTTCATGGTGCGGGTCTACGAGACCGAAACGTCATGGGCGCAAGTGCAACGCTAGCCGCGGCGAACAACGCCTAGCCCCCATCGGGGGTGTGCAGCTTCGCCAAGGCCGCATCCCGGCGGGCCGCCGCCTCCCGGTAGCCGAGCCGCCCGGCGGTCAACGCCTGGACCGCCGGTGTCATCGCCGCCAGCTCCTCATCCGGCATCGACGCGACATACGCGCACCGGCGGGCGATGAGATCCTGCCCGGACAGCTCGTACGCCCGCGCCATCAACCGGTAGGTGTCCTTCACGCTCAGCAACCCTTCCGCGGGGCGGCACCCGTAGTTGCACGGGTAGATCTCCGACGACCCCCACAACCGGCAGATCAACGGCCGGATCTCATACGCCGAACACCGCAGGTCGACCAGCAGCGGGCACGGCGGATGAGGCGGGGTCTGCGGTGCCTCGATCTCCAGGCCGGTCACCCGCCGCAAACGCCGGTTCTCCTCCCGCGGCACCGGGAACCGGGTGCACGTGTCCCAGCACGCCCCCTGGCAGTCCACCGCCGGGATCTGCTCATACAGCTTGCGGTACTCCCGGTACAGCTGCCCCTGGCTCAACCCACGACCCACACCGACCCCCCACATGTCAACAGGAGGGTCAGCGTACCGCCGGTCAAGCCGCCGCCTCCAGCCGCTCCACCAGCCGGGTGAGGGTGGCGATGGCGGCGCGGGCGTCGTGCGCCTCGGCCTCTCGCCCGGAGTGCCGCTCGAACCACTCGCCGAGCGCCTCCCGGACGACGCCGGTGAAGCCGTCCGGGTGCCCGGACGCGGCGATCGCCTCCACCACGTTCTCCGGCAGCCGCAGGGACTTGATGACGGTGGGGGCCTGCCCGGAGGGGTCGTAGACCGCGCCGACCTGGATGCGGTCCTCGCCGTCAAGGACGGTGATGTGGTCGGAGCCCTCGGGTACCAGGTGCCCGAGGTCGGGGTCGTCGCGGGTGATCTTCTGCTTGCTCACGGGTTTCGCTTCTCCCATGCTCGGGCCTCGCCGAGGTTGGCGGGGCGGACGTAGGTGATGCCGTAGCGGGTGACGTTCCGGAACGCCCGCTCGAGGGTGACGACGATGACCCGGGCGATGGGGGCACCGAGGTAGAGCTGCGTGCTGTCGCCGATGTGCACCTGCACCGAGGTGGGGCTGTAGACGACGTCCACGGCCTCCTGCCGGGAGATGCCGTAACGCTCGGCGGCGGCGAGGCCTTCGGGGGTCCAGAACGGGTCGATCATCACCCCCCTACTGTACTACACAGTATTACAGCAGGTCAAGCCGCTACACACATAGACCAACGCGACGCGTGATGTGACGAACCCCCGGCCGGGTGCCGGGATGACCCAGCCGGGTGCTGCGGGTCATGCGAGGGAAGGGATGTGGGCCCCGTGGGCACGCGCATCCCCGACGAGCAACGCGAAGCCATCCTCACCGACATCCGCGCAGGCGGACTCTCCTGCCGCGCCATCGCGAAACGCCACGGCGTCTCCCCCGCCACCGTCTCCGCACTCGCCAGAGACAACGGCCTCACGTTTGAACGTTCAGACACAAAAACACGCGCGGCCACCCGCGCGAGGATCTTCGACGCCAAACAGGCCCGCGCCGACATGGTCGAAAGGTTGCACGGCGACGCCGAACGAATCCGCCAGCGAGCCTGGCAGCCGTGCACCACCCTGGTCGGGTCGGGCCCATCCGCGGCGTGGGTGACCACCAACCTGCCCTCGTTCCGCGACCAGCAGGCCGCCTACACGTCCCTCGGGATCGCCCTCGACAAGGCCCTCGCGCTCGAGCGGTACGACGACGACCAAGGCATGACCTCGGGCCGCAACATGCTCGGCGACCTCATGTCCGCCCTCGGCATGGTCCACGAACGGATCGTCGCCGAGGACGACACGCCGAGTGGCCTCGACGGCGACGGTACCGGCGAGTAGCGGGCCGGGAAATGTCACACCCATCGACTAAGATGATCATGATAGGGCCCGGCGGCGGTTGCACCCGCCCCGGGCTGTGGCCGACCGGATGGGGTCGACATGCCGGATCGTACCTGCACCATGCCCGACTGCCTGAACCCGCCACGGGGACGCGGGCCGCTCTGCTCCAAGCACTACCAAGCGCAGTGGCGGAAGGCGTACCCCTGCGAGTGGCCGGGCTGCGACAAACCACGCGCAGGCAAGCGGCTGTGCATCATGCACTACAAGCGGCAGCGCAACGGCGCGGACATGAACGCCCCGGCGCAAGGAACGCAGGCCGCCTGTGTCCTGCCGGACTGCTCCGACCCACACGGTGCTGGAGGCTACTGCTACAGGCACTATCAACGGCTCATCCGGACCGGCGATCCATACGGCCTACGGCAAGGGCCGCCGACCGAAACGTGCACGTTGCCGGACTGCGATCAACCACACAATGGCAACGGACTCTGCAAAACCCACTACGACCTGTCGCGCAGGTACGGCAATACCGCCGGAGACAAGCCGTGTCGCCGGTGCGGGGCCGCTTTCCGAACCACGGCGGAGCATCCCAGCTACGTCTATTGCAAGCCGTGCTGGCACGGGATCCCGGCCTGGTACCGCAAGGTGCGCGACGATCGCCGGGCAGCAAACAACGCGAGTATGACCGGGCAGGACTGGGCCGACACGGAGGCTTACCGGGCGATCATCGCGGGCGACCCATGCGTCTACTGCGGGGCAGTGAGCACGGCTGTCGACCACATTGTTCCGGTGCTCGACGGCGGGGACGATCGCTGGACGAACCTCGCTCCGATCTGCAAGCGTTGCAACTCGATCAAGCGGCACCGTTCCGTGCTGGTCATGATGGCGGTGCGCCGTGATCGACGACCGGCGGTTCGAGGCGGTTCTGCGGGTCATGTCCCGCAAACAGATCCGCTCCATATTTGAGGCAAATGCCCGAATTTGTCTCTGGCACGGGGCCGTGTCAAGTGGTAAGACTGTCGCGTCGCTGCTGGCGTTCCTGCTCGCGATCCTCACCACCCCCCGCAACGGGCTGATCCTCTGTGTCGGGCGGACGATCCAAACGGTCGAACGCAACGTCATCGACGTCCTCATGCAACCGGCCGGACCCTTCGGCATCGTCTCCCAGTGGATCATCCACTCGAGGGGTGCGAACACCGCGGTGATCTTCGGCCGGATCGTGCACCTCATCGGCGCGAACGACGTCCGCGCCGAAGGCCGCATCCGCGGTGTCACCGCCGCGCTGATATACATCGACGAGATCACCCTCATCCCCGAGGGGTTCTTCACCATGTGCCTGTCCCGGCTGCGGGTGCCGGGGGCACGGCTGCTCGGCACCACCAACCCGGACGGCCCCCTGCATTGGCTTCGGGTGAAGTTCCTGCTGCGCGCCGCGGAGCTGGATCTGCGGTCGTGGGCGTTCAACCTCGAGGACAACCCGTCACTCACCGAGGCGTACAAGCGGGCACTACGCGCGGAATATACCGGTTTGTTCTACCGCCGGTTCATCCTCGGACAGTGGTGTCTGGCCGAGGGGGCGATCTTCGACCAGTTCGACCCCGACGTGCACGTCGTGCCCGAGCTGCCTTTGATCGATCGGTGGATCGGCATGGGCGTCGACTACGGCACCACCAACCCGTTCGCCGCCGAGCTGGTCGGCCTGGGTGTCGACGGCGTCATGTACGTGGCCGCCGAGTGGTACTACAACTCGAAACTCACCTACCGGCAGCTGTCCGACGACGAATACTCCGAGCGGGTCATCGACTGGCTCCGATCTGTTGCGATCCCCGGCGGGGGCGGCCTGATCGGGGTGCAACCCCAATGGACCGTCGTCGACCCGTCCGCGGCGTCGTTCCGGGTGAAGCTTCACCAGGACGGCCTCGCGTCGGTGATGGCCGACAACCGGGTCCTGCCCGGTATCCGGTTGGTCGCCGGGATGCTCGCCACGCAACGGTTGAAGATCCACGCCTCGTGTACGGGGCTGATCAACGAGTTGCCCGGCTACTCGTGGGATCCGAAGGCCGCCGAGAAGGGCGAGGACGCCCCGGTCAAGGCCGACGACCATGCCATCGACGCACTTCGTTACGTGCTGCACACCACTGAGGGGTCGTGGCGGTTCCGGCTCCGCGACCCGATCATGCCCGACAGGAAGGAACCCGCGCCGTGACCGCCAGTTCCCACGACATGCCGCCCACCGTCCCCGGCGCGACCGCGCAGCTGCGCACCCTCGAGGACCGGCACCGGAACACCCCGAAACTCGCCACCCCCGCACCGAAGCCCGAGCCGGAACCGGAACCTACGGTGGCCGCCGAAACGTGGCTCGGCCAGCGCATCTCCGTCGCCGACGACTTCCTTCCCGGCTCCCAGCACCTCGCGTGGCTTGCCGCGCAGCGCGCCGTCACCGCCTGCGAACGCGCGCAACGGGCCGCCGACCGCGGTGACTTCGAGAATGTCTCCTCCTACCTCGGGATCGCCGACCAGTACCGGCTGATCGCCGCCGTGTGCGCCGAACGAGCCGGACTCACCGCACCCAAATCCCCCGACGCCAAGGGACGGCCGTGACCGTCCGCCAAGCCGTCACCTTGACCGCGCTGACGTTTTTGGCCGGGATCCTGGTCGTGGTGTTGGTGTGAACGAGCTAGCGGCGCTGGTGCTGGTCGTCGAAGCCGTCTACGTCGACGGCACCACCGAACGGCTCCTCGAGGCCACCCACGCCCCGACCTGCCGCCTGTGCGGGCAGGACCTGCAACAGCCGGACACCGACATCAGCGCGTCGCTGGTCGCGCTCGGTGACGAGGCCACGTTCGTGTGTACCACCTGCACCCACAACCCCCCGGCCGTCAACCAACCGCCCGCCGAAGGGGGCATGCCGCCATGGTCGTGAAGACACCCCAGCAGGAAGCAGCCGTCAACCGGCTCCGCGCCTGGGCGGTCGGCCCCGAAGGGCAGAAACACTTCCGGTGGGGAACCCCCGGGGACTTCGCTCGGTGCCAAAAATTCTACGCAAATAAACTCAGACCGGACATGATACCCGGATGGTGTGCAAACCTACACCGCCTGGCGACCGGCGGGTTTTCGCCGGGCCACGCCCCGGCCGAGGAAGCGATCGCCAAGGCCAAGGGTAAATAGGGACAAATCGATTTCTGTCATACCCGGTTGAGATGAACGCCCGGAGGTTTGGGGGCCGCTTATAGACCCCCGGCGTCACCCGGTGACCGGCACGCACCGGCCGGGAACAGGTTCACCCGCGGTGACGCCGGGCCCGAACGTTGCACACCACAATCCGAGGACGTTAAGGGGGGTGAGCCGAGGGTGCCGCTGCCGACCGACCCCCGCACCGCGTGGCCACCCGCGGACCTGGCCCGCCCCTACGCCGCGTTCCAGACGTGGGGGGCCTGGTACCAGGGTGACCCGGACTGCCTTGCCCGCGTCTACGCCGACGCCGTCGGCTACGGCATGGCCAACCCCTTGGTCACCAGCGAAGGGTCGATCGTCGGCCGGGACCGGCAACGCTGGTTCTGGGGGCGACGCCTCGGTGCCACCCCGGACCTCGCCGACGCGCGCCTGCATGTGCCTTTGGCTGGGGACATCGCCACCACCTCCGCCGACTTGTTGTTCGCCGAGCCCCCCACCATCGCGGTCGACGGCGAGGACGGCGGAGTGTCGAAAGACGCCCCCCGGCCGACCACCGACCGGTTGACCATGTTGATGACCGAGGGCGGGTTCCTGCCGGTGTTGATCGAAGCGGCGGAGATCTGCGCGTCGATGTCCGGCGTGTACCTGCGCGCCGGGTGGGTCGACGACGTCGCCGACCACGCCATCATCGACGCGATCCAGCCCGACTGCGCGGTCCCCGAATGGGTCGCAGGCCGGTTGAAGGCGGTCACGTTCTGGCGGTGCCTCGAGGACAACGGCGGCACCGGCACCACCAGCAAGGTCCTACGCCACCTCGAGCGCCACGAGGTGATCAACGGCGAGGGTGTCGTGCTGCACGGCCTGTACCACGGCTCCGACGGGGTGCTGGGCACGCTGGTCGACCTTGCCGAGCACCCGTACACCGAGGCTTTGGCCGCGTCCGCCGAACCCGCCCGGGGGGCCGACAGCCCCTTGATCCAGCAGGTCGTCACCGGCGCGAAACGCCTCGCCGTGGAGTGGATCCCGAACATGCGCCCGGCCCGTAAGTTGAGCCGGACCCCGTACGGCCGCTCCGACTACGACGGCATCGAACCCGTCCTCGACTCGGTCGACGAGGCATGGTCGTCGTGGATGCGGGATCTGCGGCTGGGTAAGGGGCGCATCCTCATCCCCGCCGCCTACCTGCAGAACCAAGGCCGCGGCCGGGGCGCGTTGTTCGACGCCGAACAGGCCGTCTTCACCCAGGTCGACGCGATGCCCGCTTCCGAGGGTCTGGCGATGCAATCGGTCCAGTTCGCCATCCGGGTCGCCGAACACCAGCAGACCGTCACGTCGCTGGTCGCCGAGTGCCTGAGGGGGGCCGGTTACTCCACCCAGACGTTCGGCCTCACCGGGGACGTCGCGGCCACCGCGACCGAGGTTGTCGCCCGGGAGCGGAAGTCGTTCACGACCCGGGGCCGGAAGATCCTCTACTGGAAACCGGCCCTCGCACGCCTGTTGCAGACGGCCCTCGAGATCGACATCGCGCACTACAAGCCCGACGGGGTCAAACCCGAGTTGCCGAAGATCCGCTTCCCCGACGGGGTCGCCCAGGACCCCCTGTCGGTGGCGCAGACGGTGTCGTTGATCAACGGGGCCGAGTCGGCGTCGCTCTACACCCGGATCGCGTTGCTCAACCCCGATTGGGAGGACGCGCAGATCCGCGAGGAGATCGACCGGATCCGCGACGACCAGAAGAACACGGTGAAGATCAACACCCCGCCCGTAGCCCCGCCCGGGTCCGGGGTGGCCGCGGTCGCCGACGGCCAGCAGCCCCCCGACGGCCAGCAGCCCGGCGACGGGTCGCAATCGACGGCCGGGAACACCCCCGGCCAAGGTGCCACCGGCCAGCCCGCCGACGGCGGGAACCCGCCCGGTGCGCCCGGTAACGCCCCGCCCGCGGGTCGTCAGCCGCCCGGTGGACGCCGTCGCCCGCCGCCGACGCCGCCGCCGGGCGCGGCCCGTAAGCGCCGCTGATCGCGATGCCGGTCGATGACGACCGCGTCGATCAGATCGTCGCCGCCGCCACCAACATCTACGACGACGCGGAGCTGGCGGTGATCCGCTACATCACCGCCCGCCTCGCCCGCGGGCTGGACGCCGCCGACTGGCAGAAGACCCGCCTCGCCGAACTCGGCCCCCTCAAATCCGGGCTGCGCGCGATCGCGGCCCGCCTGGACGGGGAAGGTACCGCCGCGGCCCGCGAGGCCGTAGCGGCCGGATGGCGGGCCGGAACGGGCACGGCGATCCAAGCACTCGGTGGCACCATCGCGATCCCGCAGAAGTACCCCCGCGCGGTGGAGGCCCTCGCCGACGCGCTCGTCGGCGAGCTGCGCCCGCTGCACTCGCAGCTGCTCCCCCAGGCCGTATCCGCGTACCGCAACGCCATCGGCGCGGCGACCGGGCGGAAGCTGACCGGGGTCGCCTCCACCCGGCGCGCCGCCCAGGCCGCGTGGGCGGCTTTGGTCGACGACGGCATCATCGGCTTCACCGACAAGTCCGGCCGCCGCTGGCAGCTGTCCTCCTACGTGGAGATGGCGACCCGGACCGCCGTTGCCCGCGCCATCGACGTCGGCGTCATCGACGCCCAGCAGTCCCTCGGGTACCCGTTCGTGTACGTCACCGACCGGCCCCAGGAATGCCCGTTATGCCGGAGATGGGAGCATCAGGTCCTGTCGATCGTGCACCCGGTGCGTAAGCCCGCGATCGCGACGGTCGGCGACGCCCGCCGCGCCGGGTTAGGGCACCCTAACTGTCGACACCAGCTGGCCCCCTGGATCCCCGGCATGACCCTCGCCCCCGGCAAGGCCGACCCGGCCGGAGACGCCGCCCGCCAGCACCAGCGGTACCTCGAGCGCGGCATCCGCAAATGGCGGGAACGCGAGACCGCGGCGCTCACCCCGGAAGCCAAACGCGACGCGACCGCGAAGGTCACCGCGTGGACGGGGGAGCTGACCGCGCACCTGCGCCGCACCGGCCTGCCCCGCCGGGCGCATCGGGAACACCCCGGTGCCGGATACGCCGCCCGCCCCTCCCGGCGGCAGGACACCGCACGGCACCCGAAGGGGGATCGGTCATGAGCCACTGGCGGGAGTCGCTGCACCACCGGGACCACGACGGCAAGTTCACCGACATGCCCGGCGGTGGCCTGGACATCACGGTCACCACCCGCGACCACACCGGCGGCCTCACCACCCACGACCGTCACGGTCATGACCCGACATTGCCCGCCGACCCCTACCAGGCGCTCACCGACGTCACCAACCCGTTCACGAAGGTGGACGCGATCGACGCGGTGCACCACGGCCGCGGCACCGAAGCCCAAAGGCAGGCCATCACCGACGCCCTCGCGCTGCGTAAGCAGCAGTCCCGGAACGTCACCACGGACCTCGAAGGCATGTCCCCGGACGCGTTCCGCTCCAAGGTGTTGTTCGGGCATTCCGCCTGGTCAAGCGGCGACGACCAGAAGGCCATCGACCAGGCCACCAAAGTCCAGGGGCTGCTGAACAAGTACGGCGGCACCCCCGAACACCATGCCGCGCTCGCGGAACGGCTCGACGAAGTTTTGGCGGAGAACGCCTACAACCGGCGCACCGTCGGCATGCCCGGCGGCCCGCAATTCTCCTCCAACCAACAGGGCCGCGAATGGGCGGCGCAACACATGCCCGCGCACCTGACCCCCGCCCAGGCCAAGGCCGTCCACGACTACACCGGCGGCATGAAAGGCCCCTCGTCGACGCACATCAACAAAGCGTTGCGGTTCGACCAGAAGGACCCCGAGTGGGCCGACCAGGTCGACACCGCGATCAAAGAGATCGACGCCGCGATCGCCGCGCACACCCTGCCGGAGCCGCTGCTGTTGCACCGGGGTGAGGACGAGGGCGGTATCCGCTCCCTCGGTATCAACCCCGACGACCCCGACAGCCTCGCCTCGCTGACCGGGCGGGTCATCCACGACGATGCGTTCTGGTCCACCAGCATCGGCCGCCGCCCGGGTGGGGCGGGTACCGCCGGAGGCCACGTAACCTGGCTGATCCGCACCCCCGCCGGGCAGCACGGCCTCGCCGTCAATGAGCACTCGGCGTGGCAGTCCGAGGGGGAGATCCTGCTGCCGCGGGGCACCAAGCGGGTCATCCACGCCGCCTACCGCGACCCGGCCGACGGGTACCGGATCTACATCGAAGCGGAAGTCGTGCCCGCCGACTGGACCTACCCGCCCGGCTGGCAGCCGAACCCGAACGGCGACGCCTGGAAGGAATACCAGCGATGAAACCCGACCCCGCCGGTGACCGGCTCGCCAAGCGGCACGCCGACGACGAGGTGCTGCTGCTGACCGATCAGACGTGGCCCGGCCTGGGCGGCTACCTGGCCGAGTACCCGCCGGGCAGCATGCAACGCGGCGGGGAAAAGCCGCGACCACCACAGGTGGACGACACCCCGCGCTGACGTTCAGGGAGCCTCCCGCCGCCGGAAGGGAGACCGGTCGTGACCCACCTTGGCTCCGACTGGCGGGCCAACCTCGCCAACTGGGAAGAGCTGCTGCACCCCCGCGACAAAAACGGCCGGTTCACCGACGTGGCGGATCACCCCGACATCCAGGTCATCACCCGCGGCGGCGACGGCGGCCTGCACGCCTCCGGGGCCGTCCTCACCGGGCAGGCCGCCCACGACGCCGTCCCCAAGGGCCTCTACAAACGCGGCACCATGACCCCCGAACAACGTGAATCCCTGACGGAGTACGAGACCGGCTGGTTCATGGCCATCAACCAGTTCCTGCGCAAAGACATGTGGGGCAACCCCGGCAAGAGCCGCGAGGAACAAGACGTCAACCGGATCGACACCGCCATGGCCGACAGTCCACTACCACAACCGGTCCAAGGCTGGCGCGGCCTGTTTTTGGCGCGCAACCTGTTCGGCGACCAACTCGACGGCGACCTGTCCGGCTTCTCGTGGCATGAGAAGGGCTACGGGTCGATGACCACGAACGAGGACGTCGTCCGCACGTTCACCCACGGATCACCGCACCCCGACGCCACCCCCGCCGTCGGCGCGGTCAAGATGCGGGTCCACGTCGCCGCTGGCGTCCACGCCCTCGGGACCTCCACCCACACCCGGGGCAGCAAACACAACGGCCCCCAGGCCGAACTGACGCTGGAGCACGACCTGGTGTGGAAGGTGGTCAAAGACCATGGCACCGACGCCGAAGGAACCCGGCTCGTCGACGTCACCGTCACCCGTCCCGGAAGCGGTACGTAGCGCGCGACAGCTGTCCGACGCCCAAAGGGTGCAGGCCCGCCAGCAGGTCGACTACCCGCCGGTCATCCTCACCAACGCCGCCCGTAAACCGCGCTGAGACGTGGGCGCGGGACGCGCTCGGAGCTGCCGGGAGCAGACGAAGGGCCGCTGGCTCTGCCCCCGGCGGCAAGGGCGGGTTGGGCGCGCCCCGCCCCTCGACGGTACGACCGGCACCTCCGGTCACGGCGGTTCACTCACGCTCGTTCGCGTAGCACCCGCTGCAACAGGGCGATCCGCTGGCACCAGCCCTGATCCCGGGCCACCGACGGATGCACCGTCCGCTGCACCCACGCTGCTGCCCGGTAGACCCGCAGACACCACGTCTTGTCGCGCTCCAGCGCCGACCGCAATGTGGCCAGCTCTTCGGCCTCATCCATGCCGGGAGCGTACCGGCACCCCCCCTTGAAACGACGTCCCGCCCCTTGCCGGGGGTGGGGTGACAAGAGAAGCACGTGTTCCACCTCCAACGGGAGCCGGTCGCCGGGTGCGACCGGCTCTCCCCATGAAAGGGCGAACCTGCACATGAGCGACGTGACAGAGACCCCGGGCGGGTCCAGCGACGCGGGATCGACCGGCGGGACCGGCGAAACCAGCAGCATCCCTGAGCCTTTGACGGTCGAGCAGATCGAGCAGTCGGTCGACGGCCACGACGGCGTCACCGGTGAGACCACCGCGGGCAAGGGGAAGCAGACCAGTGCAGCCGGTGACACCACCACCACGCCCCCGGTGAAACCGGCCCCGAAGCCGTCCGACCCGCCCGAGGCGGGCACCGGCGGGGGCCAGGTGACCGAAGAGTTCGAGCAGCTCCCCGGATGGGCGCAGAAACGCATCCGCGCCCTCGAGAAGGAGAACGGCGACAACCGGGTCAAGGCGAAGACCGCCGAGGACAAGGCCGACGAGCGGGTCAAGGCGAACGCCGACAAGCTCCAGGGCTTCGTCGACGGCTTCGCGAAGGTGATGGGCCTGGTCGACGACACCGACGAGCAGGCCGAACCCCAGCGCCCCAAGACGATCGACGAGGCGATGCAACGCCTCGAGCAGACGCAAGGGGCCGTGCAGGACTGGACCGATAAACACCGGGAGCTTCAGGTCCAGCTCGCGGTGTGGCAGTCAGCCACCGGTCAGGGAGCGAACACCCCGGAACTCATGGACTCCGCGGGGTTCCTCGCCAAGATCAAGGGCCTCGATCCGGCCGCCGACGGGTTCGCCGAGCAGCTCGCCGAGCTGATCCGCGCCCAGGTCTCATCGAACCCCACCCGATTCAAGGTGCAGCCGCCTGCGGCTGCGCCGAAACAGAGCGGAGGCGAGTTCACCGGCGGGCCCGGCGGACGAGTTACCGACGCCGACATGTCCATTGAGGACCACATCCGGCAGATCGACCCCGTGAGCGCTGCCGTGCAGCGCTGACCCGCGCCCGTTTCCGCCGGGGTGGGTCCTCCAGGCACTTCCGCCGAGGGAGACCGACACCGTGGCAAACACGATCCTTACCCCATCCGTCATCGCCCGCCGGGCGATCGCGATCATGTACCGCGACACCGTGATGTCGCAGCTCGTACACCGTGACTACGAGGACGAGTTCGCAAACAAGATCGGTGACACCATCACCATCCGTAAGCCGCAGGCGTTCGTCGCCGACGACTTCGACCGTGTGAACGGCACCCGGATCCAGAACTACCAGGAGACCGGCGTCCCGATGACCTTGAACAAGTTCAAGGACGTCAGCTTCGCGATCTCCACCGAGGAACTCACCCTCAAACTGGACGACTTCTCCGGCAAGTTCATCCAGCCCGCCGTGCAGGCCATCATCCAGGCCCTCGAGACCGACCTGCTCGCACTGCGCAACGGCATCCCCACCTACGTCGGCAATGTCGCGACTGAGATGTGGGATACGCCGGAGGCGCTGATCGCAGCCCGCCGGGAACTGTCGCTGCGTGGCGTGCCGATCTCCGACCGGTACGCGGTCGTCGGGTCGATCACCACCAGCAAGTGGCTGAAGAACGACCTCCTCAAGCGGGCCGACGCCCGCGGCGACACCCAGGGCCTGCGGGAGGCCAGCCTCGGCAACCGGCTGTTCTCGTTCGACGCCTACGAGCACAACGGGGTCGGGCTGCCGCCGCAGACCACCGGCAACCCCGGCAGTGAGGTATCGCTCGCGTTCCACAAAGATGCGTTCGCCGTCGCGGTGCGACCCCTGGCGATCCCGATGGGGGTCGCCCCCGGGCAGTCCGCGATCGCCTCCTACAACGGCCTGGGGATCCGCGTCACCTACGGCTACGACATCAAGATGAAGGTGGACCTGATCTCCTTCGACATCCTCTACGGCATGACCGTCGTCGACGCGCAGAAGGCCATCCTCATCCACGCCGCCCCGCTGCCGTAACGGGCCGCACGAGGCGCGAACAGAGTCCGCCACCAACGAGTGGAGATCGACCATGACTGAAGTGTTCGCTTACAAGAATGTGCTCACCGGGGAAACGTTCGCGTTCGGCGGTGAGCGCCCCGACCTGGAGGTGCGCCCCAACTGGGAGCGCGTCGACTCCTCCGACATTCCGGACCTGGTGGTGGATGAGGTCGCGAAGCAGTCGCACACCTCCCGGATGATCGGCGAGCCCGCCAAGCCGTCCGACCCGGACGCCAGCGGCAACGGCCTCGGCGCGGTCGCCATCACCCCTTCACCGGCGGACGTTGTGGCGAGGCAGCCCGGCCACGGTGTCGGCGGAGTGCTGTCGCGCAACATCATCGACGGTATCCCGCCCGAGGTGCTCAGGGCGAAGGCCGCCGCCGACGCCGACGCGATCGCCATGCACGGCGTGCTGGCCAGCAACCTCGACGGCTCCCAAACCCGGGTGCGCTCCGACTACCTGAACGCGGACATCGTCAACGCGCCGCCGGTCGGAGACCCGGACAAGTCCGGGGCCAAGAAACAGGCCGAAGCCGTCAAGAAGGCCACCACCAGGGCCGCTGACCGGAACAAGACCGCGGCCAAGGCATCCGCGGACAAGGCCGCCGACAAGCAGCAGACCCCGTCCGCCGGGGCTGCAACAGCCGAGGCCCCTGCCGCCAAGCAGCAGCATCACCGCTGATGGCGCACCGCCTGATGTCGTGACGGGCGCGCGGCAAGGTCAACTCGCGGCGAGGGACCACCGCCGTGCGCCCGCCACCCCCAACCCGAACCGTGCCGTGTTCAAAGGGGCCGAGAATGCTATCCGACAACGGGCGCGACGCCGCCGTGGAAGGTCTCGCGGACGCGGCCACCATGCTGAGCCTGCACGACGACGACCCCGGCACCGACGGTGCGAACGAGTTGACCGGTGGTACCCCCGTCTACACCCGGCAGGCCGTGTCCTGGGGGGTCACCGGCCCCGGCATCCGCGACCTGGCCAGCCCGGCCACGTTCGACGTCCCACCCGGTACCGCCGTGTCGCACTTCGGCACCTGGACCGATGACGGCCGGTTCCTCGGGGGTGACCCGCTGCGGGACGCCAACGGTGACCCCACCATCGAAACGTTCGCCGGTCAAGGCACCTACACCGTCACGAACGCCGAACTCACCGCCACCTGACGACACCGCACGCGAAGGGCCAGGGTCGATGCCGGATAACGTCGTGATCAACCCCGGGTCCGGTGGTGCGACGATCGCCGCCGACGACATCGGCTCCGGGGTCAAAGCCCAAAGGGTGAAAGTCGGGTACGGCCCCGACGGCAGCCTGGTCGACGTGTCACCCGCCAGCCCGCTACCCACGCAGGTCCAGCCCGGCGGCACCGTCGGCGCGGACCGGGCCGCCGTCACCACCCCCGGCACCCCCACCCGGCTCCCCGCCCACGCGGGCATCTACGGCCTCACCCTGCGGGCGATGCCCGGCAACCAGGGCCTCATCTACATCGGCGGCCCGACGGTGACGTTCCTGTCCGGGTTCCCCCTCGCTGCCGGGGAAGCCATGTCGCTGGATGTGAACAACAGCAACGCCGTCTACCTCGACGCCCAAGACGCCGGGGACGCGGTCGCGCTGGTGTGGGTGAGCACGTGAGAACCGGCATGGCCGTCCGCGGCCCCGCCGGTACACCCGGCCTTCCCGGCGTGCAGGGCCCCCCTGGCGCGTCATCGTCGGCGTACGCCTACTCGTGGTCGAACACGTCGACCCCGCCGCCCACCAGCGGCCAGGTCCGCTCCGACGGGGCCACCCCGGACGTGTCCGCGACGTTGTGGCTGAATTACCGGGTCGCGAACGGCGACAACGTCGCGCCGCTGCTGCGGATGATCACCGCCGGGGACTCGATCACGATCCAGGACCGCACCGACGCGACGAAATACGCGGAGTACGCCGTAGCGGCCGACGCCGTCGACTACCCGGGCGGCTCCTACGTCGAAGTGCCTGTCGTCTACACCGGCGGCACCGGCGTCGGGAAAAGTAACCAGTCGATCACGCTGTTTCACCAGATGGTCGGCCCGGCCGGACCGGCAGGCGGCAAGGGTGATCCCGGCACCCCGGGCGCGCCCGGGGCGGCGGCCACCGTCGCCGTCGGGTCGACAACCACCGGCACGCCCGGGTCGAACGCCGCCGTCACCAACACCGGCACCTCCAGCGCGGCGGTGCTCGCGTTCACCATCCCCAAGGGGGACAAGGGCGACCCCGGAACACCGGGCACCCCCGGCACCCCGGGGGCGGCGGCCACCGTCACGGTCGGTACCACCGCCACCGGCACGCCCGGGTCGAACGCGGCCGTCACCAACTCCGGCACCTCCAGTGCGGCGGTGCTCGCGTTCACCATCCCCCAAGGCCAGCAAGGCATCCCCGGCGTCCAAGGTGACCCCGGCCCGCAAGGCCCGTCGGGTACACCTGCCGTCGCCTACCAGCAGTACTATGTGTCCGGCCGCTACTACGACAGCCGGGTTACCAACGGTGCTACCACCACCACCACCAACGCCGTCAACCGGCTGTACCTCACACCTACTGTCATTTATGCGCCGGTGACTATCGCAGGCCTGTTCATCAACGTGACAGCGGTATCAACCGGCGGTTTCGGTCGCGTCGGGGTGTGGAACGTCAACCCGGCAACCGGAACACCTGGCACCCTTGTGTACGGGTCGGCGCAGTTCTCGACGACAGCGCTCGGGCTCGCCGGGGTCACCGGCCTGTCACTGGCGCTGCCTGCCGGTCAATATTTTTTCGGCTACGTTCCGCAGACGTCGGCCCCGACGGTTTCGGCGCTCAACGGGGGCAACGTTTTCGCCGGATATCGCGGCACAACCAACTGGAGTACCACAGGGCAAGCATCGATGGAAATCGCCGACAGCGTCACCGGTGCGTTGCCGTCCAATCCGGTTCTCTCGGGAATCAGCCCGACGCTGACCTCTGCCATTGTCATCATTTTCCAGGTCGCCTGAAACCGGAGGCGAGGATCGGTGCTACCGCGTTCAGCCCCGCCTCTCTCGGCTCGACCTCGCAGCGCCCAACCGTCGGAATGTTCAACCCGGGGGTGAACACCAACCCGGGAACAAACTTCAACATCAGCGTCCCGTCGCTGACGGTCTTCCCGCCATACAACCTCGCCACCTGGGGTGGAGGCGCGATCGGCCCACCCGCGGTGTGGCTTCGGGTGACCTGACAAAAAAAGGGGCGGGGTGGTCGGGCGTGCTGCTGGTCCTGCTGCTTCCCTCCGGCATCGACATCGGTGGGCCGCCCGCGGCCCGCCCGCAAGCCGTCCTCACCGTCCAGGCGGCGGTGACCGGCCGCGCGCAAGACCCCCCGCCGTGGCCTGCCGGACCGGCCGTGAACCCCGCCGCCCCGGCCCCGCACGGTCCGGCCGCGACCTCCCGCGACGACATCACCACCGCTGTCTCCGTCGCGGCCGGGCCGTCCGCCGCCGCGGCCGACACCGCCGCCGCCGTGACCGCGGACCAGGCCGCCACCCGCGCCCACACCATCTGACAAAGCCGAGAAGGAGGCGACCATGCCCGAGGTCGGTATCGCGCAGGTCGCCCGGCTCGAGCTGGACCGGTTCGACGGTTCGACGGTTGCGTCGCTGGTCGTGTACTCCCCGCCGGTGCAGGCACCCCCCGGCCCGCCCGTGTCACCGTTCCCCCCGGCACCGGCACCGCCGATCCCGCCTACGCCGCCGCCCGGGCCGCCGATTCCGCCGCTGCCGGACAGCATGACCCGGCGGGTGCTGCCGATGACCGCGACCAGCTCCCAAGGCGGCAAGATATGGACGGCGGTCGTCGCCCCCTACGACGTCGGCGGCTTGTGGTATCACGTGTGGACCGTCACCGGCACCGGCAACGGCCGCATCGTCCACGAGGTCACGGTCGCCCCGGATCGGCTGGCCGACCCGGTCGGCTACTCGTACGCCACCAGCGCGGATCTGGCCGCGTACCTGCGGGACAGCCCGCCCCCGGATTGTGAGCGGATGCTCGCCGACGCCACCCGCGAAGTCGATTTGATGCTGCTCACGGCCCGGTACAACGTCGACGACAACGGCTTCCCCTCCGACCCGGAACAACGCGCAGCGGTCCGTGACGCTGTTTGCGAAATCGTGTCGTGGTGGAACGACACCGGCGACCCCGCCGGTTCCCTCGCGGTGTACGGGAGCTTGTCGGCGGGGTCGATCTCCGTCGGCCGCGCCACCGCCGGTCAAGCGAAAGGCCAATCGACCCGCCTCCCGTCGCAGGCCGCCGACATCCTGCGCGCTGCCGGGCTGAACCCGCAACCCCCGTGGGTGCGCTGATGATCGGCCGGGCCCGGACGAACGGGCGAGGCAGGCACACCGCAGGCCGGGTGCCGCTGGTGCTGCTCACCGACACCGTCCAGGTCCAGCCGTACCGGGACGTCGACACGTGGGACCCCGCCTACCCGTTGCGGTGCCTGCTCGACGAGGCCCCCTCGAGCGGCCGTCAAGGACGCGACACCGTCACCGACACCACGATCCGGTTGTTCTGCCTGCTCGGGTCGGATGTGCCGACCGGGTCGAAAGTCACCCTCGCCGACGGCCGGTCCGGGTCGATCCAGGCCGTCGCCGAACGCGGCCCCACGACCGTGTTCCCCGTCCCCGCGCACCTCGAAGCCCAGATCCGGGTCGGCGGGAACGCGCCGACCCCGATCGGCGGGGTCACGGTCACCGTCTTGCGGCGGGTCGTGACCGGCCGGGACGCCTACGGCAACGACGTGTACGGGGAGACCCCGGTCAAGGTCCGCGGGGTGACCCTCGGCCAACTCGACCAATCGGCCACCTCGACCGCCACCGGCGACTCGAGGGTCACCCGGTCCCGCACCGTGGTGTTCCCGCCCGGCACGAAGGTGAAGGCCATCGACCGGCTGCTGATCGGCGGGGCCCGCTGGTCGATCGACGGAGAACCCACCGTGATCACCGAGCCGGTTTTGGGTGTCACCGCCGGGGTCGTCGTCCGCGCCGTGCACACCACCGGCTGAGCGGAACGGAAAGGGGACCGGGGTGCCTACCCATACGACGCTCTACCCCGGTGGTGTCCAGGCGATGCTGCGCGCCCCCTACATGATCGAGGCGATGCGGGTCCGCGCCGCCCGCGTGAAGGAACGCGCCCAAGACCTCTCCCCGGTGCGGACCGGCCGCTACCGCCGGTCGTGGCACTACCGGGCGGGCCTCAACAGCAAGGGCTACGCCTCCGCCACCGTCTTCAATACCGCCCCATATGCGGCATATCTGGAGTTTGGGACGCGGTACATGCATGCCCGGCGCGTTCTGGCCCGGGCCGTCGCGGAGGTGCGTCGATGAACAGACGCTGGGAAGAGTCGCTGCACCCGCGGGATCTGACGGGGAAGTTCTCCCACGGCCACGGCGGCGGCGGCCGGGGCGGCCCGGATATCAAGGTCATCACCCGGGGCAGCACCGGCACCACGACCCACCTGACCCCGCTCACCGGCCAGTTCACCGACGAACAGTTGACGGTGCGCGGCGAGAAGGTCGGCAAGCTCGCCAAGGAAGTGTCGCCGACCCTCTCGACCGACGTCACTCACATGGATGGCGGCCGGTGGTCGGCCGAGCGGGCCGACGTGCACCGGCAGATCGTCGACGACCTGTACGCGAAGGCCGCTCACGTGCCGAACGAGGGCAAGGCGATCATCGCCGGAGGATTGGGCGGGGCCGGGAAAAGCAGCGTGCTCAATAAGCACGCGGGCGTGGACAAGTCCCGGTTCCTGACGATCAACCCGGATGACATCAAGGAGGAATTGGCCAAGCGTGGCCTGATGCCCGAGGTGCCCGGGGGTGAAGAGTTCTCCCCGATGGAACGCGCCGGACTCGTGCACGAGGAGTCCTCCGACATCGCGAAGGCGCTCGCGGCGAGGGCGTACGCCGACCACAAGAACGTCATCTGGGACATCACCATGAGCTCCGACAGCTCCGTACGCGGCCGGGTCAAGGCGCTCAAGGCAGCAGGCTACGGCCAGGTCGACGGCCTGTTCGTGGACATTCCGGTGGAGAAGAGTGTCCAGCGGGCCATGGGCCGGTACAAGAGGGGCGTGAACAAGTGGCTCAAAGGCGAAGGGCACGGCGGCCGGTATGTCGACCCGCGGATCATCCGCGCGCAGAAGACCTCCTCCGGTAGAACGGTGAACATGGACGTGTTCGAGGGACTCAAGAGTGGCTTCTCGAATTGGGCGCACTACGACAACTCGGTCGACGGCAGGGATCCGGTCCTGGTCGCGAACAACGGCCGCATCGGCCAGTAAGGGAGCACAAACGGTGGCGACGGTGAAGCAGCTGCTCGACGATCTGGCCAACCGGCGGCTCACCCTTCAGCAGGTGTGCGACGACTTCACCGCCCGCTCGTGGCCGCCGTTGCCGCCGCGGCCGACCCTGGCCCAACAGTACGGCGTCCACGACGACGAGCCGGACGTCGACCCGAACTCGTGGAAACAGGTGGAGATCGACCCGCGGATCACCAGCGACCAGTACAAGGCGTTGTTCGAGGCCGCCGGTCCACAAACCCGCTCCACCTAGCAAGAGTCCTCAACCACAGCAACCCACGAACGGGGGTCCACTCGTGGACGAGAACGTGACGGTGCTGGTCGTCTACTCGCCGAACCTCGCCGAGATCGGCACCACCAAGGAGATGCCACGCTATGAGGCTTCTGTACTCGTGCGGGAAGGCCGCGTCCGATACACCGACAAGTCGGCACCGACGGTGCCGCCGGTACCTGGCCCGAAGCCTGTACCCACTCCCCACCCTGAGCCTGGCCCCCACCCCTACCCCGTTCCACCTGGTCCCCCGCCCGTGCCCGGCGGCCCCGGCCTCGAATGCGAAGGTGGCGGGCTGCCAAGGGGGGACGGCGTCGGGGATCCCGCTGTCGTGGCCGCCGGTGACGGTGAAGCCCTAGACCCGGGCTGGGTCTTGCGGCCGTGACCGCCGACCTGCTGCTGGCCGTTAGTGCGGGCGTAGCGGGCGGCGCACCCACCGGGGTAGCCGGTCATACCGGTGCCGGGGGTTTGTCCGTCTCCGTCGCGCTGAGCCCCGGCGACGGATCATGGTGGGCTCCCCCGGACACTGTCGTCTCGGACGTGGAACGGCTCGTTGTGGAGCTGCTCGGCCCGGCTTTGACGGTGCGGGTGGTTACCGAGCTGCCCGCCGACATCGAACGGCACCTGCCGATCGTGCAGATCCAGGAGACCCCCGGCGGCGGGCAGCTGGTCCCTGCCCATGACACCGCCGTCATCGACTACGACGGCTACGCCGGATCCCGGACCACCGCCAAGCAGATCGCCGCGCAGACCCGCGCCGCGCTGCTCGACTCGAGCGGCTACATCACCGCCGACGGCTCCATGTGGGTCAACCGGGTCACCGAGGTGCGCCGCCCGACGCTGCTGTTCTACGACGACGCCTCCGACGTGCGTCGCTTCGGTGGGGCGGTGCGGCTCAACGTCCGCTACCGCAACCCCACGCCGTGACCACTGCATGAGCAGTTCTCCTCGCCGCGTTCACCACCCCGCACCGTGCCGGTGTCGGGGTCCTCCGCATGTCCACGATGGAAGGACCCAGTGGGATGACCGCCAACCGAAATCTGATCCTGGCCGGAATAAGTGGTGGCGGTGCTGCCGGTACCGCCCTGGCGATGTTCGCCAACGTCGGAGCCACCATGCCCGTCGACGCGTTGACCGACCCGGTGCAGCCCGTAGCCCCGGCCGCCCCGACCCCGCCGTGGTTCGACCCCGGCTGGATCACCGAGGACGGCCTCACCCGCGCCGTCAACGTGAACACCAACGAGGTCAACGCGTACGGGTCGTCCGTTCCGGTGCGGATCATCAAGACGTCCCGCACGACCACCTTCTCGATCAAGTTCCTCGAGAGCAACCCGGTGTCGCTGGCGATCTACCACGAGCTGCCGCTCGGCCCCCCGGCACAACCGACCGACCCCGGTATCACCGTCGACGACTCCGACGGATCGTTCGACATCCAAGAAGGGTCCGCCCGCAGCCAGCTGTACGCGGCGTACTTCGACATCGTCGACGGCAAGAACCATGTGCGCGCGCTCGTCCCGCAATTGGAGGTCACCGGCCAGGAAGACTTCGCCGCCGCGCCGGGCGCGCCGCTCACCTACGGGGTCACGTTCACCGCCTACCCCGGCACCGACGGCGTAGCGATCCACTGGTTCTACGTCCTCGACGCGCTGGTGGTGCCGTAGACCGGGGGAAAACCCCACCGGCGGCCCTCCCGATCCCTATCGTGAAGATCGGCCCGTTTCGAGGGGGAAAATGCATGGCTACGTCACCGGCGCGTAAGAGCACACCCGCGAAGCGTCAGCCTGCCCGGCGGCCACCGTCCACGCCCGCTGCCGAGCCGAAGGTCGAAGGGCCGCCGCTCACCGACGGTGACCGTAAATGGATCGAAGAGCAGACCGCCCTCGCCAACGGCGGGGATGTCCCCGCGGCACAGGCCGAAACCGTCCTCGAGGACATCCCCGACGGGGCCGTCGCCGTCCCGCTCGGCCCGCACGGCGACCTCGTCCACGTCATCCCCCGCGGCCAATGGCGGGCCTCCGCGCTCTCGTCGCTGCATGAGGGGAACCTGGACGCGTGGGCGCAGCTGTGCCTGTTCGAGCCGGACTACAAGATCTGGATCGGGGTCGACCCCACGGTCGACGAGGTCATGGAAATGCTCGAGGTCTGGCAGAAACTCACCGGTGAGGACCTGGGAAAAGCCGACGTACAACGCGGCTCCTTACGCAATGGCCGACGGAGGTAGAAGGCGACCTCGCCTTCCACTACGGCATCGATCTGCGTGATCTGTGGCGGCCCTGCGGTGGTGAGTCCCGGCTGACGTGGCGACGCCTCGGGGTGCTGCTGGACCGGCTGCCGGTGGAGTCGGCCATGAAGACCGCCATCCGCGACAGCCTCGGCCCCACCCCCCAAGGCCAACCCGACGACGACGAGGACGGCGAGTGGGCCGGGTACGGGCCGTACTCCAACACCGACATGCATTTGGGCATGATCGTCGACGAGATCCGCTGGCTGCGGTATGCCGTCTACCACGCCCAAGGCGGTAAACCCGCACGCCCCGCCCAATACCCGCGCCCCGGGGTCGCCCCGTCCGCGAAACGCCGCCTGAGCCCGGCCGGGCGGGACTTCCTCACCACCATGCGGCTGCGCCGCGCCGCAGCCGCCAGCGCCGTCTCAGACGGGCCGGACATGCCCGCGCACATCGCCGCCGCACCCCCGAAACAGCTCGGCCCCGCCGAACGGAACTGGCTACGCCAGCAGCTGCGCGGCGGCCCGCAACACCCACCACCACCTGAATAGCGACCCGAGGGGAGGGGATCACCCGCCGTGACCTCCCCCGACGAGCACATCGGCCAGGTCGAAGTCGATGTCGTACCCAACGCCCGCGGCTTCGGCGAAGCCGTCCGCCGCCAGCTCGACGCCCAGGCCGCCACCACCGGCGAGCAGCTCGGCCGCCGCATCGCCGCGCCGATCGGCCGCCAGGTGTCCTCCAGCATCATCCGGGGCGTCCGCGACACCCGCCGGGGCATCGCCGCCGAGGCCGACGGAGCCGGGCACGACTTCGGCGACCACTTCGCCGCCAAGCTCAAGGCGGGTGTCGCCAAGGCGGTCAAGGGCCTCCCCCAGGTCACCTTGACCGCCGACTCCAGCGACGTCGACAAGAAGGCCGCCCACATCCGTAAAGAGCTGCTGGAGTTGGCCAACAAACAGATCGGCGTCGACATCGACACCGACGAGGCCGTCGCGAAACTGCAGCTGTTGCGGCAGCAGTCCTCCGCCCTCGCCCGGGAGATCGAGAAACTCAAAACCGAGCACCCCGACATCCGGATCGACACCAACGCGGTCAAGACGATGGCGGAGCTGACCGCGTTGCACGCCGAGCTGAAGGCCCTCGGCCGCGAGCACGCCACCCCGCAGGTCGAACCACAGGTCGACGAGGGCGCGTTCGCGACGAAGCTGCGCGCCGCCCTCGAGGCCGCGAACAAGACGCTGCCCGACATCCGGCCCGGCGTCGACGCGTCCCCGGCCGAAGAGAAGATCGCCGAGATCAAAGCATCCCTCGCGACCCTCTCGTCCCAGCGGATCGGGGTCGACATCGACGCCGCCGCCGCGAAGGCGAAGGTCGCGGAGCTGATCGCGGAGCTGGAGCTGCTCAAGCGGTCCGGGCACGTCAACATCGACGCCGACGTCGGCGCGGCCTCCGCGAAACTCGCCGAGGTCGAGACCCAGCTCACCGGCGTCACAGCGTCGGCGCTGCTGGCCGCCGGGGCGATGAAAGTCCTCGACTTCGCCGCATCGGGGGTGGCGATCAAGTTCGGAGCCATGATCGCCGTCGGCGGGCTGATCGCCGCCGTCCTCGTCCCGGCCCTCGCCGCGGTCGTGCCGATCCTCGGCGCGATCGGGATCGGTATCGCCGTGGCCGCCGGGGCGTTCGGGGTGCTGCTCGCCGGACTCACCCCGATCATCGCCGCCTACATGGCGGTCGGGAAAGCGCAAACCCAGCAAGGCCGCACCGCGGCGAAATCGGTCCAGGACACCAACGCCGCCGCCGACGCCGAACGGAATTTGGCCCGGACCAAGGTGTCCGCCGCCCGGCAGGCCCAGGCCGCCGACCAGCAGGTCGCCGACGCCCGCAAAAATGTGGGCACCGTCGCCAAGCAGGTCGCCGCCGACGAGCAGGCCGCCGCCGCGCGCACCCGCGACGCCTACAACGCGGTCAAACAGGCCACCCTCGACGTCGCCGCCGCCCAGCAGGCCGTCAACGACGCCCGCGAGCAGGCCCGCCGCGATGAGGAAGACCTCGCCTCCCAGATCGCCCACAACAGTGAGGACCAGCGGCAGAACGCCCTCGATCTGGCCGCCGCGCAACAGAACCTCAACGAGGTTCTGGCGAACCCGGCGTCGACGAAAGCCCAACGCGACCAGGCGCAACTCAACTACGACCGGCTGTCCACGCAGAACGACGATCTCCAGACCCAGGCGAAACGGCTCGGCGAGGAGAAAGCCAAGCAGGACAAGCAAGGCATCGAAGGCTCGGACCGGGTCGTCGCCGCGAAGCAAGCCGAGCTGAAGGCGGAGAAGGAGCTGGCCGACCGGCGCGCCGTGTACGCGAAGGCCATCAAAGACCAGGTCCAGGTCGAGCAGGACGGCGCTACCAAGATCGCCGACGCGCGTAAGGCCTTGGCGAAGGCCGAGTCCGACGCCGCCTACCAGCGTGTGCAGGCCGCCCAATCGGTCGCCGACGCGGAACGCGCGGTCACCCGCGCCCAGCAGCAGCAGAACGTCGCCCTCGCCGGGACCGGGACCGCCGCCGACGACGCGGCGAAGAAACTCGCCAAGCTCACCCCCGCCGCCGCGTCGCTGGTCAAGTACTTGCGGTCGCTGGATTTCTCCGGGCTGTTGAAAGCCGCGCAGGGGTTCGCCGGGCCGCTCGAGCAGGGGCTGAAGCGGTTCTTCGGCGCGATGATGCCGACGTTGATCCAGTTCGCGCAGCAGGTGTCCGCGGCCATCGGCGGCGCGATGAGTATCTTGCTGACCGAGTTCTCCTCCCCTTACTGGCAAGACTTCCTCAAATGGCTGGCCGGGATCACCGCGCAGGCCCTGCCGTACTTCGCCAAGGCGATGATCGCGGTAGCGCGGACCGTCGCCGGGCTGCTGAAGGCGTTCGCCCCGGTTGCCGGACCCATCGGTAAGGGCTTCCTCGACATCCTGCAGAAGATCGCCGTCTGGGCTGACAACCTCGGCCAGAGCAAAGGCTTCCAGGACTTCCTCGCCTACGCGATGGCGGAGCTGCCCAAGGTGGGTGCGCTGCTCAAATCGATGTTCGGTGCGGTGAAGAACCTCATCATCGCGCTCGCCCCGATCGGTGACTGGGCGCTCGGGTTCTTCACCAAGCTGTTCGACTACATCGCCGGTATCGACACCGGCACCCTCACGACGATCCTCGGGTTCCTCATCGGTGGTGCCGCCGCGATCGCCGGGCTCGCGTCGGTAGCGAAGGTCATCACGGTGCTGAACACCGTGGGCGGGGCGATCAAAGGGATCGCCACGTTCCTGGGCTTGGTACCCCCGGCCGCGGGCGCAGCAGCAGCAAGCGTGGAAGGTGCGGGCACTGCCGCGGTCGCGGCGGAAGGCGCAGCGGCGGCCGGGGCCGAGGGGATGGGGGCCGCGTTCACCGCCGCGCTCGGCCCGATCGGGTTGATCATCGCCGCGGTGGTGGCCATCGGGGTCGGCCTGGTGGTGCTCTACAAGAAGAACCAGGCGTTCCGCGACTTCGTCGACCGCACCTGGAAAGCGATCTCCGGGTTCATCGTCATGGCCTGGCAGAACTACATCCTGCCCGCGTTGAAGGCCGTCGGCGACTTCATCATGACCAAGCTCGTCCCGGTCCTGCTGTGGCTGTGGCAGAACGTCGTCATCCCCGCGTTCCAGGGCATCTGGGCCGCGGTGAAACTCTACTGGGGCTACCTCCAGATCCTGTTCAAGATCTGGTGGGCCTTCATGTCGCAGGTCCTCGCCCCCGTGTTCGTGTGGCTGTGGCAGAACGTCATCGTCCCCGCGTTCGCGGGGATCTGGGCGGCGATCCAGGCCGCGTGGGCGGTCATCCAGCCGGTGCTGCAAGCGATCTGGGGGTTCATCACCGGCACCCTCGCACCGATCTTCGTGTGGCTGTGGCAATCGGTCATCGTCCCCGCCTTCGCCGGGATCTGGGCCGCGATCCAGGCCGCCTGGTCGGTCATCCAGGTCGTGCTGCAAGCGATCTGGTGGTTCATCTCCAACGTGCTCGCGCCGATCTTCCTGTGGTTCTGGCAGACCATCATCCTGCGCGCCTGGCAGGGCATCCAGCTCGCCATCAGCGTCGCGTGGGGCATCATCCGCATCATCTTCGGGATCATCCGGCTGTGGGTCGAAGGCATCATCGCGCCGATGTTCATGGCGTTGTGGCACGGCGTCATCGAGCCGGTTTTCACGGGCATCTGGACAGTGATCAAATGGGCGTGGGGCCTCATCAAGTTCATCTTCGACGCCGTAAAAACGTACGTGTCGACCGTTTTGGGACCAATTTTCACGTGGTTCCGGGATCACGTCATCACGCCGGTGTGGGATGCGGTGCACGCCAAGATCTCGGAAATCTGGGACAAAGTCAAGATCGTCTTCGACATTATTTCGACGTACATCCAGACGAAAGTCGCCCCATTGTTCGGGCAAGGCGTAGAGGCGATAAAAACGGCCTGGTCGAAATTGCAGGACATCATGAAAGAGCCGGTGCGATTCGTCATCGAAACGGTGATCAATAAAGGCATCATCGGCACCCTCAACGACGTCGGTACGGCGCTGCACGTCCCGGATTTCCAGATCACCCCGATCAAGCTGCCGAAAGGGTTCGCCGTCGGCGGCCCGGTCCGCGGGCCGGGCACCGGCACCAGTGACAGCATCCTCGCGCGGCTGTCCGACGACGAGCACGTGTGGACCGCCGCGGAGGTCGCCGCGATCGGCGGCCATGACAACATGCTCAAGCTGCGCCGCGCGGCCCTCGCCGGACGCCTCTCCGAGCTGGCCGGGTTCGCCGCCGGAGGTGCCGTCAACGTGCGGCCGAGGATCGGCGCGGACGGCCTGCCCGGGTATGCGGGCGGCGGCGGCGTGTTCGGCTGGATCGGTGACAAAGCCAAAACCGTCGGGAAGGTCGTCTCCGACTTCGCCGGGGCGGCCCTGGACGCGGTGAAGGACCCGAGAAAGTTCCTCACCAATTTGGCCGACAAGCTCATGGCGCAGATCCCCTTCCAGGACTCCGAATGGTTCAAACTGCTTGCGGGGATCCCGAAACGCATCACCGATGTGGCCGTGACGTGGCTGAAGAAGATCACCGGCTCCTACACCCAGCCCGGCGACACGAAACCGTGGACCGGTACGCTGTCGCCGGATCCGATGCTGAAATCAATGCAGGAATGGGCGCTCGGGCAGCGCGGCAAAACGTATTTGTGGTCCGCTGTCGGCCCCGACAGATACGATTGCAGTGGCCTTGTTGGAAATCTTTGGGCTCTGGCCACCGGCAATTCCCTCTACCGTCGTTACATGACCACCGCGGGAATGGGTGCCGGGCGTTACGGAATGGAGAAAGGGCCGGGCCGGTTCACCATTTATTTGAAGAAGGGGTCGCATACCGCGGCGAACATCGACGGGTTGCACGCGGAGGCCTACCACGGCAACGGCACACCCTTGGCTATCGGGCACGTGGGCACCCGGTTGTCGTACTACGACGACATCCTGCATTTGCCCGGGCTGGCGTCCGGCGGGCAGGTGTCGCCGTCGATCCTCAACGCCCCCTACGATGAGCGGCTCAAGGCGTTCCTGAGGTTCGGGTGGCCGGAGCCCGGCATCGGTATCCCCTCGTTCGACCGGGGCGGGCTGCTGCCCGACACGCGCCGCTACCCCGGCCAGGTGATGCCCGTCTATCACGGGTCGGCCACCCCGGACGCGGTACTCACCGACCAGCAGTGGACCGACATGCACACCCTCGCGCGTGCTGCTGCCGGTTGGGGTGCGCGGGGCGGGTTGAACATCGAGAACTACCACGAACACGGGGCCGACCCGTCCGTGGTCGCGCGTGACCTCGACTGGCTGGCAAGGGGGCTCGGCTAACCATGGCGGCTGGCGACCTCGTAAAAGTGGCGGGCGAGTGGCATGCCGAGTGGGCGGGGATGCTGTTCGGCTGGCCCGCTACACCGTGGTCGCTGACCGGGCTGTCCGGGTGGCTGACTTTGCCGGACTCGGTGACCACGAACGTCAACCGGGAAGGCCGGTGGGGTGCGTACGCGGGGCTGCAAACCTTCGGCACCCGCAGCATCGAAGCCACCTTCACCTACACCGGCTACGGTGACCCGGCCGTGCTCGAGCCGGTACGGGCCGCGTTCGCCCCGATAGAGGACCCCCGGGAGCAGCCGCTCGTCGTGTGGGCGGGCACGGTCGGCCCGGAACTCGTGTACGCGCGGGTCGACAAGGCCGCCGTGCCCTCGACGTTCGAGTTCTCCAACGGCCTGCACCAGGTCACCGTGTCGTGGCTGGCCACGGACCCGCTGCGGTACGGCCTCACCCAGCAGCAGGTGGTGCCGCCGGTGAAGCTGCCGTACCTCGATCCCGCCTCCGGGTTGCACTTCAAAGACGACCCGGCCGACCCGGCGCTGCACTTCCCGCTGGAGTTCGGGGAGACCCACGGCGGCGGTGTCGCCGTCGTCGTCAACGACGGCCCGCTCGCCGTGTGGCCCACGATCATCATCGACGGGCCGGTCGACGCGCCCGCGGTGCAACTGATCGGCGGGGGGAGGCTCTCCACCGTCGCCGACTACAGCGTCCCCGCCGGGCACTCGCTGATGTTCGACACCAACAACCGGTACCCGGCCGAAGGCATCACCGGCACCGACCCGCTGACCGACCCGTCATGGGTGAACCGCAACGACAAACTCGTCGACCGGGACTGGTTCGCGCTGCCCCCGGGCCAATCGCAGCTGCTGTTCACCTCCGGTGGAGTCAACCCGGATGCGGTGCTCAACGTGTACTGGCGCACCGCGTCGATCCTCTGAGAAATTTCCCGACCCGGAAAGGGGGGCTGCACGGTGATTCGTTCGTCGTGGGCCGTGCAGGACGCCATCGACCTCGAGGACGCGCGCATCGCGATGACCTCACTGCTCACCCCCGGCATGCGCGACCCGGCGACCTACCGTGATCAGCCGGGGGCCCGGGCCGGGTTCCGGCCCGGCTTCTACACCACCGACCCCGGCAGGGTCACCGTCAAAGACGGCAGCACCCTCAGCGTCGCCCCGTTCCAGTACGTGATGCCGGTGCGGCGCTCCATCAACGGCGGCGCATATTTGATCACCAGCGACGAGGCCGAGCTGATCCAGCCGTTGAACGTGCAGGCCGCCGACGGCACCTACTCGCGCATCGACCGGATCATCGTCCAGCAGACCGACGAGTTCTACGGCGACACCACCAGCAACGTGCAACTGCTGCTGCTGGTGGGCACCCCCTCCGCCACACCGCAGCCCCCCGACGACCCGGACGGCGGGCCGTGGGTGGAGTTGGCCCGCTACACCCTCACCGCGAACACCACCGATTTGACCAAGACATCCCTGGTCGACATGCGCGGCACCGACCGGTGGACCGTCGCATCCGGCGGTGTGCTGCCGGTGCCGGACACGGCCGCCCGGGACCGGCTCAACGTCGGGGCGTGGCCGGGCATGACCGTCTACAACCAGGCGACGCAAGCTTTGGAGACGTACCAGGGCAGCACGACCTGGACCACCGGGGCGCAACTCACGCAGCTGACGGCGCTGATGCAACTCGCCACCAACCTCACCGGCACGGCCGCGGCGAACGTGCCGAACAAGGTCGAAGGGCAGCTCTACCGCTACCAGGATGATCTGTGGGTGTGGACTTCGGGCGCGCTCAAACGTTTGACGTGGGTGAACGGCCTGGTCGACGACTGGCAGCCGCTCTCCACCTATGTCAGCGGCTACGACGACGACAGCTGGAACGCCGCGACGAGGCTGATCGGGCCCGACATCGTGCAGATGACCGGCCTGTTCCACAACCACATTGCCGGTGGAAAGGTCCCCAGCGGGACCGTCCTGGGGACGGTCACCGCGGCGCACCGGCCCCAGCAGATGCAGTACATTCCGTGCGCGGCCAGCCCCGTGACGGCGTCGCCGCCGCACACCTACATCACCGGGTATGTGTCCATCGCGCCGGTCTCCGACGGTGCCACCGCCGGACAGATCAGGTTCTACGCGGGTGACAACAACAGCGCGTGGGCGAGTTTGCAGGGCATCATCTACTCGCTTTCCAACCCCGACTTCGGGCGGTTCCACCTCTGATGGCGTGGGATCGCTGATGGCCACGTGGACGTATCTGCTTGCGGACCTGCGCACCAACAACATCCTCGCCCAGGTGCCTTTGGTGAGTGTGCAACCGCCCACCATGCGCCTCAACACCACGGGCAGCCTGTCCGGGTCGATCCCGGTGCGGTCCGTACCCGGCGACCCCTACCGGTACACCACCCCCGCGCGGACCGTCATATACGCCCTGCGGGACGGGGTGCCGTGGTGGGGGGGGATCATCTGGACCCGCAAGTATTCGGCCGCTACCGGGCTGGTGGAGATCCAGGCGGGCGACTGGTGGTCGTACTTCGACCACCGGTTCATCCTCGGCTACTACGGTGCCACCGACTTCACCCCGGCCGACGCGCGCGTCGGTGCCGCCGATCCGGGAACGACCGCGCACGGCACCCTCCAGTACGGCTACACCGGCCCCATGATGGGGCAGTTCGACATCGTCAAGAACCTGCTCGCCGACAGCTACGGCAACTACCGCGGCGGCGACATCCGGCTGCAGCTGTATGCGCCCACCCACCCGGGCCACACCCGGCAGGTGATGTACCCGAACTTCGAGCTGGTCTCCTACGCGAAGGCCCTCGCCGATCTGGCGAACCTGGCTGACGGGCCCGACCTGCTGTTCGGGGTGAACGGCTGGGACACGACCGGCGCACCGCAGCGATGCCTGTGGATCGGCGACCCCGAGCTGGTGTTCGCGCCGGGACAAGTGGTGTTCACCTACGGGGCGAATCTGCTCGACTACACGTGGCCGAGCGACGGCACCAACATCGCCACCCGCACCTGGGCGTTGGGGCAGAGCGACAACATCTCCACCATGATGTCCCGCGTCGACTCCCCCGACATGATCGACGACTTCGGCTGGCCGCTGCTGGAGGCCAAGAACACCTACGACGCCGTCACCCAAGGCACCCAATGGCAGCAGCTCCAGGTCCAGGCCGTGTCCGACGCGCAAAGCAACCGGCACACCGTGATCGTGCCGACGTTGACCGTGCGGACCGACATGCCCCCGCATCTGAGGTTCGGGCCGGGCGACGCCGCCCGGCTGATCATCCAGGACGACTACTTCCGTAACGGGATCGACATTCCAGTGAAGATCACCGACGTCGCGGCGTCGGTGAGCACGGACACCGCGGAAATCGCCGTCAACCCCGTCGACGAGGACAACCCATGACGACCGTGCGTCGCTTAGCGTCGATCAGCGACCGGCTCCGCAACCTCGAGCGCGACAAGGCGCATCCCGGGCCGGGCGGCGACCGGGGCTCGTCCGGGAACGGCACCCCCGGCACGGCGGCCACGGTCACCGTCGGCACCACCACCACCGGTGCGGCCGGGTCGAACGCCGCGGTGACCAACTCCGGCACCAGCAGCGCCGCGGTCCTGGACTTCACCATTCCGAGAGGAGCCGCGGCCTTCATCGATGTCCGCGACTACGGCGGATCTCCGGGGGCCAGCGCCGCGACCAACACCACGGCATTGCAAGCCGCCATCACGCAGGCAAACACGGTGAAAATGCCCGTGTTCCTGACGGGCGGTGTGTGGGCGATCAATTCTGGCGCTATCACCATCCCGCAGCGTTTCACCATGTTCGGCGCGGGGCGAGACGTCACCCTTATCAGTGTTGCTGGCACTGGCACCGCGTTTGCCACAGCCACCCCCGGCACCCGTGTATTCGACTGGAATCTGTCGGGCGTCACAGTAACCACGAGTACGGCCTCCATTGCATTCGACTGTGACAGTCTGTCCACCAGTGTTTTCCGGGACATCGCTGTGTCGGGCTTCTCTGATGTTGGCTTCTATCTGCACAGCACCAACCCGGGTGGGTCGGTCTACAACCGCTGGTACAACTGCACGGTTGCATCGACTCCTACAGGGTACCGACTGCGCGGGAATAGCAGTAATGCGAACGCGTGGCATGGTTGTCGCGCAAATGTATGTTCCATCGCCGGGTGGGATATCCAAGATGGAAACGACAACTCTATTACGTCGTCTCAGGCTGAGAATTGTGGTACGGGTTTCCAGATAAATGCCACTGCGCCCGCCACGGCCAACTGGAACCGACTCTCTAACGTGCGCTCGGAACATAACACCATCGGTGTGAGCGTGGCGTCCAGCAACGTTGCCAATACGGTGATTGAAGGGATGTGGGTCGACGGCTCAACCACCACCCCGATTAATGACGTCGGAACAACAACTCGCCGGGCGAATCTGTATTTATGGGCGCAGACAATTAATTCAATTTTGAGGATGGATACCGGGTGGCAATTTGTGTCCGGAGGATCGGTCACTCTTGGGACTAACACCTCAACCATGTCGTCGGCCACGGCCGCCCCGCTGTACCTACGGGGTAATGCGGCTGACGCCGCTTCCGTGGTAGGTGTGTGGCTAGGAAATGGCACCACACTTACGCCCGGCACGGATCGCCGGATCGCTGGTTTCTGCCGCGATACCCCGGTTACTCACGCATCACCGGTCTCGTACGTCGACTCGAACGGGTCGTATGAGTTCGCCCCCTCGGGTGTGAGAATCCAATGCGGCACGGGCACTCCTGAGGGGAACGTCGCGGCCCCGGTCGGGTCGATCTACCTACGGTCCGACGGGGGGGCCGCCAGCTCCGCGTATGTCAAAGAGTCCGGGACCGGGGCTACGGGCTGGGTGGTGACAGCGGCCAGCGTCACGGTCGGGACGACCACCACCGGAGCAGCCGGATCCTCCGCGTCGGTGACGAACTCCGGCACCGCCACCGCGGCGGTCTTGAACTTCACCATCCCCCAGGGCGCGAAAGGCGACCCCGGCACTCCCGGCACCAACGGCTCCCCCGGTACGGCGGCGACGGTCGCGGTCGGCACCACGGCGACCGGCGCGGCCGGAAGCAACGCCGCGGTGACCAACGTCGGCACCACCAGCGCGGCGGTCTTGAACTTCACCATCCCCCAGGGTGCGCAAGGCACTCCCGGCACCAACGGCACCAACGGCACGGCGGCGACGGTCACGGTCGGCACCACCACCACCGGCGCGGCCGGTAGCAGCGCGACGGTGGTGAACACCGGCACTACGAGCGCGGCGATCTTGCAGTTCACCATCCCCCGGGGTGCCGGATACACGTGGCGCGGGGTGTGGGTGTCCGGCACCGCGTACGCGGTCAACGACGTGGTGACGTTCCAGTCGCACACCTACGTGTGCGTCGCGGCGACCTCCACGACGACCGCGCCGACGACGGTCACGACGACCCCGTTCGCGCTCATGTCGGGGGGCATCAACCCGCGGCTGGCGGCGTGGTCGTCGGGGTCGACGTACTACCCGGGTGATGCGGTCATGTCCGGGTCGCACACGTTCGTGCAAACCTACACGGCGTCGTGTACCGGCTCGGGTACGGCACCCCCGGCGTCGGGGAACAACACGTGGTGGACGCAGCTCACGCAAGGCCTGGTGCCGCGGGGCGCGTACTCCGCGGTGACCGCCTATAACCCGGGTGATGTCGTCAACTACAACGGCTACGGGTTCGCCGCGGCGACGGCGACGACCGGGACCGCGCCCACGGTCGGCTCGGACACCGCGGTGTGGAAGCGTGTGGCCGACAAAGGCGACCCGGGTGCGGCGGGATCGCCCGGCACGCTCGCGGTCACCAACCAGAATTTCCTCGGCCCCGGCTCCACCACGTGGCCGGTTCCGGCCAACCTGGAATGGGTGAAGATCATGCTCGTCGCCGGTGGTGGCGGCGGCGGCGGCACCGCCGGGGCGGCGTCGGGTGTCGCGCAAGGCGCGGGCGGCGGCGGCGGCGCGTACGCGGAGATATGGCTGTCCGGGTCGGTGTTCGCGTCCCGGGTCGGCTCCAGCATCACCGTATTCACCGGCGGCGGCGGGGCGGCCGGTACGGGTGCGGGTGCGGGTACCGGCGGCACCGGCGGCAACTCCTACTTCGGGGCGTCGGGTGACCCGTGGTACATCTTGTGCGGCGGCGGCACCGGCGGTCAAGGAATGACGGCGGCCACGGGTGTTCAGATCAACACCAACGGTGGCGGCGGGGCCGTGGCGGCGCTGCCTACCGGCGGGCTCGGTATCGCCGGGGAAGACGGCCAGCACGGTCGTACCATCCTCAACGGCTCCAGTAACCTGGCCACCTATCTGCTCAACGGCGGCGGCGGGGCATCGCACATGAGCCCGGGGAGTCTCGGCGGCGACTCCTACATCGGGACCGCGCACGACGGGCAATCCTACGGCGGCGGGGGCGGCGGCGGTATCTCGTCGACGGCGAACCAGGACGGCGGGAAGGGCGCGGGGGGTCTGGTCCGCCTCACGTACGCCACCCGCTCCTGACCTCTGGTTGCGGCCGGGCCCGGGGTTCAGCGGATCAGGTGCTGCATGCATACCGCGTCCGGGTGGTCGTATGCGCATGCGCAGCTGGTCGCGTTGCTTCCCGGGGCGAAGCCGGGGTCGGGCAGCAGGTCGATCCGCGCGCGGAGGGCCTGCACGTGGCGGGCGAGGGTCACCACGACCGGCCCCAGCTCCGCCAGCGGTGCGCCGTCGTCGCCGGTGTTGTCGGACCACCATTGCTCGTATTGTTCGACCCGCAGGCCGCTCACGAGGAGAGGCGTTGGGTGAACGTCTGGTCGTCCAGGGTCGCCGTGACCGCGGTGTCGTCGACACCGGCACGGCGGAACGAGGTCGCCGCCTCGAGTTTCGGCCCCAGCGTGGACGGATTCCAAAAAATCTTGTACACCGCGCACGTTCCGATGAGTGTCTCCGCGATCGTGTTACGCCAGTCCTTCAAGTCCGCGCCGGGCCGGAAGACGGTGACGATCATCGAGTAGACGATGCACACCGCGACCGCCGTCAGCGCCTTGTATTCCTGCCGCCAATGCTTTTGGTTGATGATGGAAATGACCGGCGGTAGAACCAGGATCGCGAAGGTCAGATTCCAGGCGAGGTCGTCCGCGTTTTCGGTTCCCTCGGCCGTCGTGTCTTGAGCGAGCAGCATATCCAGCATGGTGACCAGCCCCCCGTTAGTATTTGGCTCGGTGTGTGCTGAAGGCGTTGTTCCACACGTCCAGGGTCGGTTTGTCGTGGGGCCGGTAGTCGACGAATTTCCCGCCGAGGGTTTCCGACGAGCACCACAATCCGAGGTACCGGCAGCCGGTCGCCGCCAAATATTTGAAGCCGTCTTTGAAGTACGAGGCCCGTTTCTCGCCCTTGTCGCCGCCGCGCAAACCGACCCCCCATTCGGGGATGCAGTAGGGCATGCCGAACTCGCGTGAACCGGCGACGGCCATGCCGAAGATGCTGCCGGGTGGCTCGTACACGTCGAACGCCTGCGGCGGGTAGCAGTCCCATCCGTCGATGTGTGTCACCCCCGGCAGCATCCATTTCCGCCAGTCGGTGTTCATCGATTTCCACCGCGACGGATACAGGGTGTGAATGTTGACGAGCTCCACCTTCTCGCGTTGGGGGTGGTCGTTCCACATCAAACGGAGGTCGCGCCAGTATTTGATGAATTTCTCCCGGTCGTAGTCTTCGCCCTCGTGGCGGAAGGTCCATTGGATCTTCCGGCCGGGGGCGGGTTTTTCCTGTAGCAGCAACCTGGTCCAGAAGTCGCCGACCTGTTTGACGGGCACCTCGTCCTTGTGGGAGCACCACGGCAGTGTCCCCGCGGGCAGGTTGGTGATGACTTTGCTGTTGACCGGGTAGAGGCCCTTGCCGGAGGGGAAGAACACGCGGGTGAACGCGGGCGGGGTGGTGAACTTCGGGAACCATTTCGAGTATTCGGCCGGGGTCACGTTGACCCCGACCTCGAGGGGGCCGATCTCCAGCTTGGCGAGCTTCGGGTTCGGTGCGGTCGATGCCATGGTGTGCACCTCGTCTGTCGTGGTGGGGGTGGACGCCCGGTGATTCGTCCCCGGTGCTTCGCGGTGCCGGGGCCTCTATCCCCCCGGGCGTCCACCCCATCTATGTGACGCCGCTTGATTCATCGGGTGCCGTCCGCTCCTGCTGGCAGCTCCCCCGGTCCATTTGGCGCTCGGCGGAAAGGGCGGGTGACAGGATCGGCGGCGGCTGGCCGAAAGGACCCCGGCGGGCGTCGGTGCCGGGGTGGCCAGCCGAGCTTCAGCCCCCCAGCGGTCGGGTCCACGGGGTCGGCCACGTCTTCGGGCCGACCTGCCCGTCCGCCGGGAGTCGGCATTGCTTCTGCCATGCTTTGACGACGGTCTCGAACTTCCGTCCGGCGAAGCCGTCCGCCGGGCCGATCGACGTCCAGCCCCGCTCACGCATCCGCTGCTGCCACTGCTTGACGGCCCCGTCGGGTTTGGCCTGCCGGTCGTTGCGTTTCAGCACGCGCCCCGGGTATGGGGGGGCCTTGATCCCGGCCGGTTTCGGCTTCGGGGCGGGCTTGCCCGGGGCGGGCTTGACGGGTTTCGGGGCGGGCTTGGCGGCCGGTTTGACCCCCCGTGATTTGAGCCAGGTTTGCACCGACTCGCCGCGCAGGATCGACAGGATCGCGGCGTTGCTGGTGGCGTCCCGGATCCAGCGCCTGCGCTGCTCGAGGTGAACGTGCCATTTATGGTCCGAAGTGGCGGCCTTGGTGCGCCGGGCGTAGACGTCGTAGCGGGTCGCCGCGCCGCGCCCGATCCAGCCGTTGAAGCCGTTGAGGTACTTGCGGCGGGGGTCGTTCGGGTTGTTGTAGCAGGCCCGCAACCGGTTGGTGCACAAGATCATGTCGGAGCGGTTCATGGTGATGTCCACGGCGGACGATCCGTCGTCGGGGCCTTGCCCGCGCCGGTCGTCGGGCCGGATCACCGAGTAGTTCGACCTGCTCTGATACTTACGGCCGATATGGTAGCCTCCGGCCCTTTGGTGGCGTTTGTCACCTGCGATTCCTGAGCACACCGCCGACCGGAAGATCCTCTCCCAGCCCTTGGCGAAGTCCTTCATCTGCTGGTACGCGACCGTCGCCATCGCTTACGCCTCCCCCGGGGTGCCGGTGCCGTCGTCGTCGAAGGTGCCGTCGTCGTCGTCGGAGGTGCCGTCGTCGAAGGTGCCGTCGTCGCCGGGGTCGTCCTCGGCGATCTGCGACCCCAGCACCAGCAGGTCGTAGTTCGGTTCCTCCGCGGCCCGCCACCGGTTGCGCTCCCCGTCCTCGAGAAGTGCCTTCGGGTCCGGGGTACGCGCGTAGAAGTCCCCGGTGTCCTCGTGCCGGTCGTAGATCCACACCTGGACGCTCGGCCTGTCGATCAGCAGGAACCCCTTCGGGTACCGGATCGACAGCTTCAGCCCGTCCCACGGCCCGTCATGGCAGGTGCCGGTGTAGACCGGCAAAGGCTCCTCCGGCTCGCCCGGGTCGCCGTCGACCAGGGCCGGGTCCGGTTCGTCGTCCAGCTCGGCGGCCAGGTCCGAACCCAGATCCAGTTCCGGGTCGTCGTCCTCCGTGTCCAGTTCCGGGTCGTCGTCCTCCGTGTCCAGCTCTGGGTTGTCGCCCTCGAGCGCCGCCGTGTCCCCCGTATCGGTCATATCCGGACCGTAGGCACAACCCGGGCGGCCCCGTGGTCGTTTACCAACATCCCCCAGCGACCAGCCACACCCCGCCGCCCCGGCCGGTCACCCCACGCCGGGGCCGCAACGGGAAAAGCCCCCAGCGTCGCGCTGAGGGCCGTTCCCGCGGGGGTGTGGCTACTGGAGGACCCGCACGACCGGGACCGTGCCACCGGATTTCAGGGGGGCACCCTCCGGCCCCTTCATGAACGGGGCGATATACATCGACCGGCGCAGCCCCCGCTTCGGCCCGTACGCCTGCCGACGCCAGTGCCCGCGGACCGGGAACCGGACGGTGACCTGGCGGCCGGTCGGGCCGCCGTCGACCGCCGCCGCCCGGTGCGCCTTCGCGTGCCGCAGGTCGACCAGCCGCACCGTCGGCGGTTGACGGCCTTCCCGCCGGGCGCGTTTGATCAGCTGCTTGTCGTTGGTCACCTCGACCTGCTGCTGCGCGACGCCCGGCTGGTTGATCAAAAACCACGTCGCCAAAAGCGTCCGGAAGCTGCCCATGCCGTCCGGGTCGTGGGCGGGGTGCCCGTCCTCCGGCTCACCCACGGTGCCCTTGACGGGTTCGCCGAATCGGAGGCCGGACCCGTTCGCCCACGGCAGCAGCAACCCCGCCGCCTCCCGCATGAGGGTGTTGCCGGGGTTGATCTGGTCGGTGCGCACGTACCAGTTGATCCACACGCCGAGCCCGGAGATCGTCGTCCACGACGCGCAGATGATCTGCGCCTCGTCCGCGCCGGGGGTGTGCCGGGCGTCGGCGGTCATGATCGGCACCTGCCACATGATCATGCCGTGCGGGGACGGCAATTCCTCCGGGGTGACCGACAGGTCGGTCAGGTCCGCGCCGGACGACAAGGCCAGCCCGGTGAAGTCCTCCGACACGTGGTACAGCTCCGCCAGCTCCAGCCCCCGCACGATCCGGGCGCAGTACGCCTCACCCACGTCCTCGGCGGGGTTGGTCGTCATGACGGTCAGGTCGTCGGGGAATCCCGCGTCCGGCCCGGGCAGGATCATGACCTTGGGTGAGCCGAACGCGGAGAAGTTCTCGTCGGACAGGAACCGGATCAGCCGGTTACGGATCCGCGGCATGTTCCGCGGGTTGATCGGGTCCAGGGCCGGGGGGTTGATCAACCGGCGTCGGGTGATGTTCGGGATGAACTGCTGCCATCGGGCCATGTTGGTGCGCCGCCATTCCGCGATGACGTGCGGGTCGCGGGTGCCGCGGTTCGCTTTCGACCGCAGCACCGACGCGGCGAGGCCCTCGAGGTCGCCCTCGAGGACGTACCGGTCGCAGATGTTGCAGCCCGACCAGAGGGTGCCCAGCCCCTCCAGGCCCTCCTTGCCCGGGGCAACCACTTGGCCGGTGAGGGGGGAGACGATCGACTTTTTGATGATGTTCGGGCCGGTGTACGCCCATACGGGGTCCGGGTCCAGGCAGAAGTCGCAGACCAGCTTGACCTTGGTGATGTCGTCGATCTGCTCGGGCATGACCGGGTGGCCGTCGGTGACCTCCCACGGGCGGGCGTGCGCGTATTGGACCGTCCCGTCGGGGAGGTTCATCCGCCGCACCCCTTGATGGCAGGTGGCGCAATACCACGGCCGCTTCAGCCACTGCTCGCCGCCGTACGCGTCGTCGTCCATCCGCGTGTACGGGCCGAGCAGCCGCAGCGCCTCCATGGTCGCGGCCTCGACCCGGTCGGAGCGGCCCGCCCAGTCGATCATGTCCCGCCAGGAGGTCAAGGCGTTCACCGTGTACCGCACCACCGACCCGTCCCGGCGGGTGATCGCCAGCCGCGCCCCCGCGGCCAGCCCGCCCGGCCGGGGTTCGGGGAGCCGGGCCAGAAACGCCTCCGGCATGCGGATCCCTTGCGCGGGGCGGTCGAACATGGGTGCGGCGATGTCCAGCAGCCACACCCCGTCGACCAGCAGCACCAGATGCCCGTCCCAGCTGCCCCCGTTCGGGCCGTGCGGGTCGGTCTGCCCGGTGCCGAGGACGCCGATGCAATGGCCTTGGCGGCCGCCGGTTTGCGCGCACAGCTCCGACAACGCCATGAACCCCACCGGCACCGGCACGGCGGTGTGCCCGAGCCGTTCGAGGACCTGTTGCCCGACCCGGACGCACGGGACCGCGTTCGCGACGTCTTTCCAGCCGTGGGAGATCACCGTCTGCCGGATGATCGACGCGGCGACCTGCAACAGTTGCGCGTCCTTCCCGGCCGCCGGGGCGAGGGGGATCGCCCCGTCGTCGGTCCACTCGGCGAGCAGGGATCCCGCGGTCATCCGCCGGGCCAAATCCTCGATCCGGGACGGTACGTCGTACTCTTTGCCGTGCTCGCCGGTGCCGAGGAACACCACCGGCCCCCGGATGTGCGCCCGGCCGCGCCCCGGCTCCAGCTCCTCGAGCAGGCGCGCCGCGAACACGTTCACGGGCAGGTCCTTCGCGATGTAGTCCTCATCGGAGTAGGCGTGCCAGTCGCCGCCGCCGAACACCTCGAGGGTGCCGCCGACCATGCCGCGGACGGCCTCGTATGCTGGTTGGTCGCCGGTCGGGATCTTCGCGATCCGCGGCTCCTCGCCCGGCCGCACCAGCAGTGCGCGCACCGTTTCCGGGTTGTCGGCGCTCATGGTCGTGCTTCCTCCTCGGTTCGGGCGGTGAGCCAGTCGAGCACCTGGGTGAAGGTGTCGGCGTGGGTGGTGTTGCCGTGCCGGGTGGATCCGACGTGGAACCGGCCCCCGTCGGAGCAGGTCACCTCGAGGACAACCGACCGGCGGGGGCCGCCGGTGACGGCCGAGACCGCGTAGCCGGTCGACCCCCAGTCCCGGGTGATCATGCGCGCCGCGCAGATGATCGCCTCGGGGTCCGCGAACAAATACATGACCGTAGACCTCTCTCTCAGTCCTGGCCCGGCTGCCAGCCCGCACGGGCCAGCGATCCGATGACGGTGCCCTCGTAGGTGACCGATCCCCAGATGTAACCGGCCGTGCGAACCTCCCGGAGGACGGCCTCGATCGCGTCCCCCGTGGCCTTGGCCTGTGCGGTGAGGACCCGCTCCCCCGGGGTCAGCCAGGTGTTCCGGGCGCGATCGAGGTCGGTCGCGGTCCGCCACGCCCATGAGTCGGCGTCGCCGATCCACACGTCCACCGACGCGCCCCCGGCGAAGGAGTCGGAGGTGACCTTGATCGTGGCGGTGGCCGGGATGCCCAGCTCGTCACGGCGGGCCTTGATCGCGGTGCGGGTGGCCTTCGCGGTCGCGGCCCAGGGGGTGAGTTCACGGCTCATGGTGGTTGCCTCTCCGGGTTGGGGCGGGGGCTCCAGCCCCCCGCTCACAAACCAAGTAAACACGTCACCCGTTCGGATGTCAACAGGGTGGAGTGGGGTTGTCTCGTTCTTTCTGACGCACCAGACTGCGCAACACGATCGGCGACGGCGCGTCGATCCGCCCCGGAGCCCCCCGGGGAGCCCGGCCGACCCGCCAGCCGCCCGCCAGCGGCACCGCATGCCACTGCCTCCCGTACCCGGTCGCCCACACGTACCAGCCCGGCAGATCGGCTCTCAGCCGCTCCAGCCACCCCCGCCGCTTCACCCCTGCTGCTCCTCCTGCCACTCCCGCCCGTCGTCGAACCCCTTGTCGTAACAGGCCACCGCGTCAGCCTCCCACCGGTCGACCAACTGCTTGACGGCCGCCGCCGACAGGCCGAAACCGCGCACGAACGCCTCCCGGCTGGCCCGGTGCATCGGCCCCGCCGGAGCCGGGGCGCGGCCGGTTGCTTCCTGCGCGGCCTGCAACCGGGCCATCCGCTTCTCGTACGCGCGGCCCATCACCGCGCTCCAGCGGCCGGGCCGCGCGCGGGGAGCTTCCCCTCCCGCACCAGCACCCGCAGCAATGCGATCTGCGCGCCGCACATGCACGCCATCAGATACACCGGAAGGTTCGTCTGCATCATCCGGGCACCGGCCTCACCCCCGGCCAGATAGATGCTCATCAGCCTTTCCACGGTGTTGCCGCCGGTGTTGGTGATCAGCTCCCGGTACGGCTCCAACTCCGCGGGCATCGTCCAATCCATGCTCACTCTCCCTTCGCGATCGTGACGGACCGGAAGTACAGCAGCACCCGGCCGCGGTCGATGATCTCCGTGCGGGCATCGTCGTAGAACAGGTCCCGGTCGAAGTCGCCGAGCCCGGCGTTGGTCAACGCCTGGGCGAGGAACCCGCCGAACCGCACGATCTGGCCGGTGCTGGCGAGGACGAACGCGGCGCAGTCGGTGTCGTCGGGGTGGGGCTGGTGGCCCTCGTCGATGGCCTCGAGGTCGGCCAGTGCGTCGAGCAGCTTTTCCCACTGGTCGCGGGAGAGAGTCGCCATGGTGTGTCCTTTCCGGAACGTTGACGTTCCCCCCGGGCGGGATCGCCCGGGGGCCGGGGGGGGTGGTGGTCACATGTCCAGGGGGTAGTGGGAGGGGCCGACGCACAGCCGGGCGGACAAGCCGTGCTCGCACAGCTCGTCGTCGCCGTCGTCGTCGCCGGGGGGTGCGATGCCGCCGTTCCAGACGCCGCCGCGGGCGATCACTCCCGCGTAGAGGGAGGCATCCTCGGGGTTCCCGCCGCCCATCACCCAGGACATGACCGCTTCGGCGTAGATCTCACCCTCGCTTTGGGCCTGGTAGTCGTAGAACTCCGCGGCGCACTCGCGAACATCCGCGACGGTCGCGTGCCGGTTGATGCAGGTGCCGCAGCGGATCATCGTCGCCATCGGGGGCCTCCTTGGGGCGGGGCGGGGGCTCCAGCCCCCCGCACAAGTCAAGTAAACACGATGAACCGCGTCATGTCAACAGGGTTTCGGTAACCGATCCGGGGGGTGTTGGCGATCGCCAACACCCCCGGCCCGCTCAGCCGACCTGCAGCAGCATCCGGCAGCCCTGGTGCACCCACCCGTGCGCCTCCCGCCCCGCGGGCGTGTACCGCTCGTAGCGCACCCACACCTGGCCCTCGCCGATGCCGGGCGAGTCGAACCACACCTGGCCGGTCTGTCCGCCACACTCGCACCACCCGTAGGTGTTCGCTCCGCGGCCGTCGGAGGTCAGGTACACCGTGCCCGCCGGGCCGATGGCCTCGTACCAGGCGTCCGAGCCGGGCTCCAGCTCCGGGCCGGGCTTCGGCGCGTCCGCGGGCCAGGACCGGTCCGCGACGATCAGGCCGTCGAACGTCGCGCCGATGCGGGCGGTGAGGATCTCGTAGGTGGTGAACATGGGGGCCTCCCGGGCGCTCGGGGCGGGGGCTCCAGCCCCCCGCTCACAAACCAAGTAAACACCATCCCGCACGCGATGTCAACAGGCGATGCGGGGGTTTCCCGGCCCCGTACACTCCCCGGGATGGGCCACCCATTCCTGATCAGCGCGGCCGGAACGTGCATGTACGACGTCGGCGGCCGGTTCTGCGGGCTGCGCCGCGAAGCGGCCGTCCACGAGCCGCCCCCGATGGGCGTGGAAAGGTTCGTGTCCTACCTCGCCGCCCTGATCGACGGCGGGGAGCACGTGGCCGCGGTCGACCGGCTCACCGGCAACACCCTCGCCATCAACGTAGACGCGCAGACGTTCGTCCTCGAGGTGAACCGGATCGCCGTCCCGCCCGCCCCGCCACCCACGGCCTAGGCGGGCACCCGGCCGCCGCGCCGCCCGAACGCCGCCGCCCCGGCCGGGGTGACCCGGTACCGGTTGTCGAGCCACCCGTACGTGCGCATCCGGGCCACGGTCGCCGGACGGTGCCCGCCCTCGAGGACCGTGTCGCCGCTGGCGAGGCCCTGGGCGAGGACGCGGACCTGCGCGGGGGTGGGGACCGCCTGCCTCGAGGCGTCGCCGTAGACGGCCTGCCAGCCCCGCTTCGGGCCGGATCCCGCGTTCGGGGCGTACGGGGTCGGGCACCCCGGCTCGGTGTCCCGCTGGCTGGTGCCCAACAGGACCCCGCCGGACATCCACGCGGTGAACGATCCCGGCTTCTCGCCGCCGAACCGGGCCGCGACCAGGCGGCACGCCGAGCACCGCCGCGCGGACGGCCACAGCGGCACCGGCCGCCACCGGTGGCCGGTCACCGGATGTCCCCGATGGTCTCGCTGGTCTCGGTGCACCCGCAGGCCAGCTCCAGGGACCAGACGGTGCCGCCCGCGTAGCCGACCGCGGTGTGCTCGGCGACCACGGTGGTCAGGTCGTGCCGGTCGCACCAGGCGTAGGTGCCGTTCGCGTCGGCGTAGGCGGGGTGGACGTCGTACATGGGGGCCTCCTCGGGGGGTCGGGGTCGGGGGCGGGGGCTCCAGCCCCCCGCCGCTCACAAACCAAGTAAACACGATCTGGCACGTGATGTCAACAGGCGGGCTAGTTTTGGTCCGCGACCCAATCGGCGTAGTCCTCCGCGATGCTCTCGGCCACCTGCTGCACGTCGAACCCCGACGCCCGCGCGACCGCCTCGGAGACCGCCGGGAGCCCGACCGCGACCACCTCCCGCTCCCCCACCTTGCACGTCCGGCCGCCCTCCGGCGACGTCCCCACGACCAGCAGCTGCACCACCCGGTGCACGTACATCGGCCGCACCCCGCCGTCGACGCTCACCGCGACCACCTCCCCCGGCCGGTAGATCTCGCTCACGCCGGACCCTCCTGTCGGGTCTGCGGCCCGGCCGCGTGGAACAGGACCTCGTACTGGACGCCGGTCAACCGCGGATCGGTCTGCACCTGCTTCCACGAGTCCGGGTCGCCGACCAGCTCGTCATCGTTCACCCCGTACGCCTGGGCCAGAGTCGGCCGCGGCGGCAACGGCGGCCACGGCCGGGCGGCGAAGTCCGCCGCCACCTGCTCGAGGGTGAACCGGCCGTCCGCGAGGCCGTCCAGCAGCTCCCGCACGGTGAGCGCGCTCATCACGCCAGCCCCCGGTCGTAGATCCGGATGATCTGGTCGGCGTAACCCCACACCCCGGCGTCGTCGGGGTCGGTGACGCCGTCGACGACGCCCTCGAACCCGGGACGGCCGTTCCTGATGTCGGGGTCGACCAGGGTCACGGTGACCATGCGCAGGCCGCCCAGGAAGGGCTTGTAGCCGATCCGCGCGCCGACGGAGATCGGGCCGCGGGGGGTGTCGATCGTGGTGGTCATGGGGGCTCCTCTCGGGCGGGGCGGGGGGCTCCAGCCCCCCCGCCGCTCATAAACTAAGTAAACACGGACACAGCCAGGATGTCAACAGGTAGGGGAAAAGAAATCGCCCCCCTCGGCGGCCAGGGCCGGAAGGGGGGCGAACGGAACGCTGGGGCCGGATTCGGAGACCGCCCGGGTGAGGCTGTTTTCACAGGTCGTACAGCAGGCGCAGCGCGTCTTTGAGGCGGGCCATGGTCGCGCCGGTGAGCATGCCGAGCAGCTCGGTAGGTTCGTTGGCCGGGATGCTCTCCGGCCAGGGCGTGAGCACGACTCCGCTGACCGGGTCGAATTCGCTCAGCTCGATCACGAGGTCGTTGCCCGCGCCGTGGCTGCGGATGATATGGGCGATCACCGGGTCTTGGCCGGAGCTGTTCCAGCTGTCGCTGGTGAGGACCACGAACTTGGCGTTGGTCTGCCGGTCCGGCGAGTGGATCTCGGCGTGTTTCACGCGGCGGCCGTGGCGTTCAACTCGTTGAGGTGCTGGCTGCGGGCTTCGCGGAACGGGGCGGTCCATGCGCGGGCGGCGGCCAGCTGGGCGGCGAAGTCCGGATCGGCCAGCAGTGCGGCGGTCCCCTCCACCGCGCGGCGGGCGCGTAGCCGGTTGTGGACGTCGCGGAGGGTCCGCTCGACGTATTCGGAGCGGTTCAGGCCTTCGCTGGCCGCGTCCGCGTCGGTGTAGGCGATGATTTCGGGATCCAGTGTGACGGTGACCTTGTCCTTTGCCATACTGATCATCTTACACGTGGAAGGAAGGATGAGTAACCCCGAGCCGGACCGGTGAACGCCGAAAGCCCCCCGGTGATCACGGGGGGCTTTCAGTCACGACCTGCGCGCGCTGGAGACGACTTGCAGGCCGCTCAAGCACGGGGGTCCGGGGTACGGCGGGCGGAGAGGCCCATGTGACCAACGCCCGCCGGGGTGGACCGCGCCCGTGCTTGTGCCTGGAGACGATACCGGGTCCGCCCGGGGCCGGTCAGCCCCGGGCGTCCCGCCGCGCCCAGTCTCAGTCGACCAGTGCGGCCTTGGTGGGCCGGGTGTAGAACCCGAAGGTCTCGTCCCGGTCGGAGGGCTTCACGGTGCCGGTGAACCGGACGGTCTTGCCGACCAGCTGGGCCATGTGCCACGCCCAGGAGCCCTCGTCGGTGGCCTCGCCGCCGGTGTAGGAGGTGGGCCGGATCCCCTCGGGCAGGGTGCCCATCACCGTGCACCCGTCGGCCAGCTTGACCATGATCTGCCACACGGTCCGCTCCTGGTAGCCGAAGTAGCTCTCCTTGCTGGACACCCGGACGATCTCGCCCTCGAGGACCCGGCGGCCCTCGGTGACCTTGACCCCCGCGGCGGCCAGCGCGGCCCGCGCCGCGTCCCGCTCGTCGCGTGCCCGGTCCCGGGCGGCGTCGCGCTCGACGGCGTCGGTCGCGGCCTCGATCTGCCGGGGGGTCATGTCGCCCCGCTCCAGCGCGGCCCGCATGTCGGCCATGAAGCCGTACGCGCCGTCGTACCGGTCGCCCAGCAGGGCCTCCAGGGTGGGGTGCTCGGCCAGCAGCTCGGCCATCGCGGTGGCGTGCGCGGCCCGGGTCGCGGCGGCCTTGCTGGCGGCCCGGGCCAGCCGGTCGGCGTGCCGTTTCGCGTCGCGCTCCCGGATGTAGGCGGGGACCAGGTCGACGTGGATGTATCCGGCCCGGTGGTTGCGGCCGCCGCAGGCGCAGGAGCAGTAGGAGCCGATGGCGTATTGGCACCGGTCGTCGCAGGGGACCCGCTTGTTGGTGACGCCCCGGACCCAGGTCAGCACGACCCGCTCCCCGCATCCGGTGCAGGCGGTGACGGTGGCGGGGTCGGTGGTGGCGTTGACGAATCCGCAGGCCAGGCAGGTCCCGGCGGTGGCGGTGGTGTTCGCGGTGGTCATCATGTCGGTGGCCTCTCTCGCGGGGCGGGGGCTCCAGCCCCCCGCGCTCACAAACAAAGTAAACACCATCTCCTGCGTCATGTCAACAGGATCAGTGGGCGTACTTCGCGAACGTCTTGATCGTGTAGCCGGTGTTCGCGATGACGTGGGCGTTCCACGCGGCACGCTCGTCCGCGTTCATCAGGACCAGGGGCTTCGGTGCGCGTCCGGGGTCGAGGTTCTTCACCCGGAGCATCCCCGCGTCCGCCCAGCGGTTGATCAGATCGGTGGAGATCACGTCCCCGACCAGCGCCTCCAGCGCCGCCTCTCCGCCGGTGTGCAACGCCCGGTAGCACTCCCGCTCACGTTCGGTGCGGAACATGTCGGCCTCCCCTTCGGGTTCGGGCGGGGGCTCCAGCCCCTCCGCCGCTCACAAACTGAGTAAACACGATGCACCGCGTGATGTCAACAGGCTTGGGTGGTGGATACGACAAGGCGGGCGTCGTACCGGCCGCGCCCCGGGGAGGAGAGGCAACTCCACCCGGGGGGCTCGCTACGACGCCCGCCCTGGCCCGTCACGGCCAGCGGGGACCCCGTGGGTACCCGTCCGGCCGCCGGGCCGCCCAGCGGGGTTCTGGAGGCCCCGCCGCGCGTGTCCCGCCCCGGCCGGGCGAACCGGCCGGTTATGCTCACTGCTGCGTATGTCCTACCCCCGGGGGTGCCTGTTCGGGACGCCCCCGGGGACCCCGGGCTCAGAACACCGGCTTGCGCACCCCCCGCATGATGTCGCCCTCGACGTACGTGATGCCGTCCCGGCCGTCGGGGGTCCGCATCGCCCAGTAGTACCCGGCGTCGAACCAGGCCACCTCCCAGCCCGCCTCGCGCAGCGACTCGTAGACCGAGCCGTCGCCGCCGCCCCCGGCGAAGAACGCATCCCCGGACGAGTCGGGGTGCTTGCCGCCGAGGATGCCGATCACCTCGTCGACCGTCGTGGCCGTCCGCAGCTGCTCGAGCTGGTGGTCGATCGCCGCCCAGAACCCGTCGAGACTCATGCCTGCTGCTCCTTCGTGATGGTGATGCCGGGGGTGTCCAGGATCAGTTCCGCTATCTCCCGTGCGTGCTCGCCGACATGCCCGGTCCGGGATTTCGCGTAGGCCAGCTCGATCCGCCCGGCCAGCAGGTCCAGCAGCTCCGCACGTCCACCGCCGCCGTGGCCGGGGGTGTCCGGCCGCCCGGCCCGGATGTGCTCGGCGTTCAGCCGCTCACGGGTCCGCTGGTCGGTGTAGTGCGGGCCGACGCAGTCCGGCCGGTCGAAGTGCGGCTTCCCGGGGCCGCCGTGCGCCGCGCCGCACCACACGGTCTCCCGGACCGGGTAGGTGATGTCCAGGTCGGGCCGCCGCCCCCAGCTCCCGCCGATCGGCCGCCGCCACACCTGGATGCCGTCGGGGGTGGCCGCGTACGCCCACTCCGCCCCGGCCTCGGTGGTGCCGGTGTCGGAGTACCACTCGGCAGCGGTCGGCTCGTCCGGGTGGTGCGCCATCCCGTATCCGGCGACCTGCCGGTTGTGGCGCACGGTGAACGGGATGTCGTCGGGGTGCTCGGGCAGGTCCTCGTCCAGCATTGCCCAGGAGGTGTGGTCCTCGGTGAGAACCCGCAGGGCGTGCTCGAGGCCGTCGCGAGCGATGATCGCCGCGAGGGTTGTGCCGACGCCGTGCGGCGCGCCGTCGTAGTGGACGTAGCGGCCCCGGAATCCGCCGCCGGGGGTGGGGGTGCCGATGATCGCGTGGGTGCTCATGGGTGTGCTGCCTCTCTCGGGGGGCCGGGGGGTCGCCTCCCCCGGCCCGGGGGGGGTCACGCGGTGGCGTACATCCGCTCGATGTACCGCTCGCGGAAGTTCTCGGCCGGGTCCTCGACCCGGTAGGAGTCGTCGGCGTCGTGGTGGCCGTTCACGCACGCCCAGCCGGTGCCGTCGGCGTAGGTCGCGGCCGGGGCCTCGCAGTCGGTGGTGTAGATGCCGTCCTCGTCGGCGTCCTGCACCGGGTGGGGGCACGGGAACCGGGTGATGGTGGTCATGGGGGCCTCCTCGGGGTTGGGGCGGGGGCTCCAGCCCCCCGCTCACAAACCAAGTAAACACGATCACCCGTGCGATGTCAACAGGCTTTCCGGGTCCGGGCCGGGACCTCGGTGAACGCGGGCCGCTCGCCGGACCAGTGCACCCGGCCGAGGTTGTCGACCCCCTCGAAGGTCGACCCCTCGCCGAAGGTGTAGACGCCGTAGCCGTCGGAGAGTTTCCCGCGGCCTTGCGTGCGCCACCGCCGCTTCGCGGCGTCCAGGGTGGGGCCGTAGCCCCATTGCATCGATCCGAGGATCACGAACGTCTCAGGCGTCATGGGTCGGGGGTCCTCTCGGGGGTTCAGGCGGTGACGGGCCGCTTCCAGGTCAGCTCGTCGAACGGGTGGGTGCTGTTGCGCGGGCACCGGTAGTGGTGGAAGCCGTCCGTGGTGTGCTGCGGGGTGTGGATCTGGTCGCAGGCCCAGCACAGGTCACGGCTGTTCCAGAACTCCACCAGCTCGTCGCTGGCCATCTTCACGCCGTCGCGGTACTCGTAGATGCTCATCGGGGGCCGCCTCTCGGGGGTCGGGGCGGGGGCTCCAGCCCCCCGCGCTCACAAGACAAGTAAACACGACCGGCATCAGGATGTCAACAGGGTTTCTGTTTGGGCCTCCGGACCCGCCGAACCCCCCGCCGGACCAGGCCCACCACCGCCACGACCATCACCACCGCCAGCAGCACCGCCACCCAGACGGGCAGCACCACCAGCAGCAGCACGATCACCGCGACCGCCCACAACAGCGGATATCGCGGCCCGCGCAACAGCATCCGGCCGATCACGGCCCGGCCACCTCGACGCCGAAGATGCCCTCGAACACCGATCCCCCGCCGCGCCGGACCGCCGCATAGGAGGTCGTCCCCGCCCGCCCCGCGAGCTGGGTCTCCGCGGCCCGGTCGGCGAACTCACGCGCCCGGGACACCTCCGCGTCCGTACGGGCCAGGAAGAACCCGTCAGCGACCTCGAGGGGCTGGCCCAGGGTCCACACACCGCGCCGCTTGCCCGGCAGGGCGATCCCCACGTAGACCGCTACGTGGTCCTGGTCGGGGTCGGGGGACGCGGCGTCGATCATCGCTTGGGCGACCCGCATGGTCGCCGGGTCCAACTCCCAGCGCTCGAGGTCGACCTGGAGCTCGAAAAGGGACGTCATGGCGGTGCTCGCTTTCTCGGGGTGGGGTGGTCAGGAGTTCGGGTCGCCGACGTAGAACGCGGAGTTCGCGGCGACCCGGGACGCGACGCTCAGCGGCAGGTAGTCCAGCAGGTAGTCGGGGGTGTCGTCGTCGATCCGGACGATCGAGACGACCTCGTCCTTCGGGTCGATCGCGGCGAACAGGGTTGCCGTGTCGGGGGCGGCCATGGTGTAGGGCATCCGCAGGCCGCCGTCCTTGCGGAGGGTCACGGTGTAGGTGTTCATGGGGGCCGCCTCTCGGGGGTTGGGGCGGGGGCTCCAGCCCCCCGCCGCTCACAAACCAAGTAAACACGACCGACACCGTGATGTCAACAGGTTTCGGCTGGACCTCCGTGTTGCGATACCTGTTGACATGAATGGGGTGGCGTGGTTTACTTATGTGGTCGTCCTCCCGGCTGGAGCGGGGCCACGACACCGCGAGAGAGAGGCACCCCATGACCACCGCCACCCGCACCCTCCCCCCCGTGACCATCACCGCCCGCCACCCGAACCTGCGGACCGGCCGCCTCGAGGTATGGGAAGCCAAAACACCCGGCTGGGTGTTCATCCGCACCGAGGAACCCGGCACCCCCTGGTACGCCGAGGCCACCGACACCCACCTGTTCGCGACCTTCACCAGCCTGCTGGCCGCCCGCCGGGCCGCCGCCACCGACCTGCGGGAGGTCCTGCACTTCAACGCCCGGAACGCGGCCATCCGCACCCGCCGCCTCGCCTCCCACCGCACCCCCGCCCGGTACCGGTGCGGATGCGGCGGGCTGCTCACCGACACCCCCGACGGCCGGGGCTACCTGCACGTCGACGGCTGCACCGATTGCGTCCCCGCGGACCCCCGCCCCGGGACCGCCGCCGAGCTGGCCACCGACCCGCGGGACCGCCCCCGGTGCGACCTCGAGCACCTGATCTGCGTCGACCCCGGCCCGGTCCCGTGCACCCGGTGCGGGTCCGCCCCGGCGTGGATCACCATCGACTGCGACTGCGGCCGGGACGGCGAGTGCTGCGGGTGCTGCATGTGACCGACGGCCGTTCCCGTCGATCGCAGACCGGTGCCCTCCCCCGGTCGTAAGTGCACGCAACCCGGCCACCCCCAGTGACCTGGGTCACATTTCCGGCTGGGACCTCACGAAACGGCTCCCAGCCGGGCCTTAAGTATGTGAGCACCCAAGACGACGATGCCTTCTACGACGACATGCTCGACGACCTCGGCGAGGACGACGACGGCATCCTGCACCGGCAATGGATCGACGCCGCCCGCCATCCGCTGTCGCTCGAGGTGACACGCATGGGGATCATGCTCGTGGTCCAGGTCGAGCGGTATCTTGCCCAACGCAGGTAGCGTGCCGGGCATGGCTCCCGGACAGCGCAACGTCTCGCTTCCCGCCCACGTCTACGACCGGCTCAACGAGGTCGCCGCCAACGCGGGTGAGTCCCTGGCCACCTACCTGACCAAAGCCGCCGACATGCGCCGTCGCCGCGATGAGGCGCATGCATACGCGGCCTACTGCGCCCAGCCGGAGATCGCCGAGCAGATCGGCGCGTTCCGTGCGGGTGCGCGTGCTTACCAGCCCGCCGGGTGGCGCGCAGCAGCGTCGGTCCCGGCCGACAGTGCGGCCAGAGCCTGCTCGTCGCGTTCGGCTTGCCCGGAGCGCCGGTAGCGGGCAACCGCCTCCACCTCGGCGGCGACCCGGTCCTCGAGGCACGGCCCACGCCGGGGCACGCGCGGGTCGCGTTCGAACACCGCGCCCGGTACCTGCGTGATCCCGCATGCCCGGCCCCATCCGGCCCATACGTCCGGCCACGCCCCGCACGGCATCCCGTCGGGCACCAGGTAGCCGAGGGTCTCGACCACCTCCGAGCGCACCGCCATATGCCGGGGTAGCACCCGCTCGTGGCCGATCTCCTGCCCGTGTGCGAGCCCCGCCCCCGCGTCCAGGGCGTCCACCAGGGCCTTGTCCCAGCCGGGTGCGACCGGCCGCCACCCGTCCGGCAGGAACATCACGTTCCGCACCCCCGGCGCGTACCGGCACGCGATCAGGTTCAACGCCTGCGCCGCCCCGGTGGTCCGCTCGAGCACCAGCAGGCCGGGCAGGTTCGGCGACCCCGCCGCCGCCGCCGGATAGTCGATGCTGGACGGATCGTCCAGGTCGACCGCCACGATCAACGCCGTCCGCGCGCGGACCCCGGCCGCGGTCTCCGCGATCCGGCGCGCAAGGCCCGCGACAGCGTCCGGACGGCCACGGGAGGGCACCAGCACCGCGAGGTCACCACGCACCGCATGATCGTAAAGAACTGCCCGCCGTTGGGCGGGCAGTTCACTCACGATCGATCGAGGCTGCCGGGAAGCGCAATCCATTCGCATGGCTGGCCGGTGTGTTTGGCGACCGTGTCGAAGTCGTGGTCGTAGTGCAGCACGGTCGCGTCCAGCTGGAGGGCTGTGGCCGCGATCAGAAGATCCGCCAACCGGGCGGAGCGGTGTTCCCCGCCGACGGCCATGATTTGCTGCATCTCCACGGCGTGTTCCTGCGCCCATGGGGAGGTAATGACCACGGTGAACGTCGAGTGAAGGGTATCGACGATCTGGCGATGCTCCTCTGCGGTACGGGCGGTGTAGCCCATCTCCAGGACGCTGGCGATGGTGACCCGGCAGTTGTAGGTGCCGATCGCCGTCAGGCGGGTGAGTACCGGCTCCTGCCCCAGCCGGGTGAGGACGCTGGTGTCGACCACGTAGGTCACCACGCGCGATCTCGCACGTGATGCATCAGGTCCTGCTGCTGCGGGTCTTCCGCCATTTCGCCGACCAGCGCGGCCAGGTCGTGCAGCGACCGCTCCGCCACAATGCGGCGCAGCCCTTCCTCCACGGTCTCCTTGATTCCCGCGCCGGACAGTGCCGTCCGTGCCCGGTCGAGCAGGTCCCGGTCAAGATCGATATTTGTGCTCATATAGGCCACCTCCGGGAACAAGTGTAGGTGATCGTGGCCTTTGCGCCTACACCCTTGGGCCTGCGTATCGTCCGGGTCATCGCGGGCTCCTCACCGGGACGATGGTGGTCGTGTCGGCGTCCGCGGTCATGTTGATCGGGATCGGGGCCAGCCACTTCACGATGGACTCCGCCCGGCCGGGGCCGACCTTGTAGGTGTGGAAGTGCGCCCGCCGGACGTGGGGCCGCCGGGGTCGCCCGCCCGGCTGGCCGGTGCCGTCGGCTTCGGTGCGCCGCCACGCGCGTAACGCCGCACCGACCTGGTAGCCGACCCCGATCACCTTGACCGGCTTGGGTGTGCCGGGGCCGCGGGTGCGGCCGGACGGCCGGGCGGGCAACGGCCGCAGGTCCCGGTTCACCGAGCACAAGTACACCAGGGCGGACACGGCCCGGGTGATCGCCGGGGCCACCGAAAGCTCGAAGTGGCCGGGTTCTCCTTTCTCGTAGAGGTCGAAGTTCGCGCGGATCGCGTCGACCATCTCGCCGACGGTGATGCCGTCGCCGGTGCCGGGGCGCAAGGTGACCCGGTTGATCATCATGTCCTGGTAGGTGGGGTCCGCCATGCGGGGTTTCCCGGCGTTGTCCTCGATGTAGCCGGGGATGACCAGCCCGACCAGCCCGGGGACGGCCCGCTCGTGGTGGGTGGAACATTGCGTGGAGAGGCCGACCCCGCCGGTCCGGGTCGCGCCGGAGGTGCGGCCGTGGACGAAGAACCCGTGGATACGCTGGCGTTCGCTGTTGTTGATCGGGATGACCAGCGGCTCCGGCAAGGCCACGAACGGGTCCGGGTGCGGCAGGGACGCGAACAAGGCGTCGGGGACGATCGTGTCGGGTTCGGTGTCGCCGAGTTCGGCCCACAGGCCGGGGTCGAGGTCGTAGACGATCCGGTGCCGCTGCCATAGCCGTCGGGTTCCGGCGTCCTCCGCGATGTAGAGCAGCTCCCGCAGCGCATCCTTACGGACGGTGTGGGTGGGCGGGGCGGGCGGGGCGGGCTTGTCCGGGTTCAGGACCTCGTGCACGGTGTTGTCGACCAGGGTCCGGGCGAGGCCGCCCCACGGGCCGGTGGTCGCCTCGCGCTGCTGCGCGGTGAGGACGTCCAGGACGCCTTGCACCGCGCTGGCGCTGCCGGTGTAGCTCACGCGCCCGTTCCCATCGCGTCCGGGTCGACCTGGCCGGGGTGGTCGACCCAGTTGAGGGATTCGGTGAGCTGGTCGAAACCGTGGGCCGTGGCGATGTGGTCGCCGGTGTGGGCGTCGCGCAGGATGAACGTCTCGTTCGGGCGGGCGATGATCCGCACCCGCTTCTCGGCGGCGGTGTGGCGGAGCTGGTCGAGGGTGCTGATCATGGGGATTGCCTCTCCGGGGTCGGGGCGGGGACTCCAGCCCCCCGCGCTCACAAGTCAAGTAAACACGATCACTCACGGGATGTCAACAGGATCCGGTTACTTTCCCTGCCGGTCCAGGTCGGCCATCAAACTCATGTCCTCGCGGTCGACCTCCCCCAGCGCCCAGCGCAACGCCTCCGCCTGGGACGTCCAGATCACCCGCGCCGTCTTGGTCGCCCGGGCGTTCCCCGTCATCTGTTCCAACGTCGCCATCCGTGCGCGGATCTGCTCGGCCGTCTTCACCGCTGCGCCTTTCCGTCGTCGAGCCGTTCTACGGCGGCGAGCAGGCGGCGCGCGTTGGCGGGCGTGGACAGCAGGTGCGCGGTTTCCCGCAGTGACTCGTGCTCCCGCTGGGAGACGATGACGTCGGGTTCCCGTCCGGCGAGTCCGCGCAGGTGATCCAGCTCGAGGGAGCTGGTGCCGGGTCCGACGGTGACGTCGCAGTGCTCGCACTCGACGGTGCGGACGGCGGCGACAGTCGCCAGGTCTTCGTCGTGGACGTACATCATCCCGGCCACCCAAGAATGGCGGCAGGTGGTGTCGGTCATCGGTTGCTCCTCCGGGGTCGGGGGCTGGGGTCCTTCCCCGCCGTAATTAGTAAACATCAAACCACGAGTCATGTCAACAGGCTGGGTGGCCGGGTTTCCCCGGCCACCCCCCGGCGGGGTCAGGCGGCCAGCTTCGCCGCCTTCGCCTTGGTGACCTTGGTCCGGGTGTCCCCGACCGGGGCGTCCGGGAAGCACACCGAGCACAGGGTCGAGCGGCCCGCGCCGATGGTGTCCAGGTGCTCCATCGCGTCCGCCTCGCTCTTGCCGGACATCTCCGGCAGCCATCCGTAGGTGGTGGTGATCCGGCAGGTCGAGCACCCCATCGACGAGTGGATGTGGCCGGTGCTCGAGGTGACCAGGAAGAACCGCGACCACGGCCGGGCCGACCATTCGCCCTCGAGCCGGTTGATCTCCGTTTTGATCTTCGCGATCTCCGCTTCCAGTGCGGGGATGGCCTCCAGGTGCTTCTTGGCGCTTCCGTACTTCAGGTCGTAGGTGGAGATCGGGCCGGTGTAGGTACCCGCGTCGGCCGCCTCGATCGCGTCGGTCAGGATCGCGATCGCCTCGGCGTCGGTGGCGGTGTAGTCGTAGCCGGACTTCCGGTTGGTCCAGGTCGAGGGCCGGTACTTGCGGGTCTTGGCGATGTCGTGCAGGTAGCCGATCGACGAGGTCCGCTTGTGGTCGGCCTTCGCCAGGGAGTGGTGCAGGGCGGCGATCGCGGTGTCGATCTCGGTGGGGGTCGCGGTGGTCAGGTTCTCGATCATCGGGTTGCCTCTCGGGTCGGGCGGGGGCTCCAGCCCCCCGCGCTCACAAGACAAGTAAACACCATGCCGCACGTGACGTCAACAGGAAGCCTCGAGGTTCCGAGGCTTCCCGCCGCCGCGGTGTCACTCGGCGTGCTGCACCGCGATCAGCTCACCCTTGCCGATCTCGATCCGGTGACCATCCAGGGTGCGCACCGAGTAGTAGCCGCCGCCCACCATGACCAGCTCGGCGTGCCCGGAGCCTTGGAAGCCGGTCCGGATGACCTGCCCGTTGAGGACCAGGTCGGCGTAGCCGTTCGCGCGGATCTGCTTGACGATCACGTTCGCGCGGTGGTGCTGGATCATGATGGCTCCCAGGGGGATCGGGGCGGGGGCTCCAGCCCCCCGCGCTCACAAGACAAGTAAACACCAGAACCTACGTGATGTCAACAGGTACCGTGCCGGGTTTCCCCGGCACCGGGTCACGCCGCCTTGTGCGCCCGCAGCTTGCCGGTCCGCCGGTCGACCTTGCCCCGCTTGCCGCAGGACCGGCACTCCGACTCGATGTGCCGGGGCTTGACGACCCCGACGTTCGCGCACATCGCCGCGGTCTTCGCCGCCGCCTTCGCCGCCGCTTCCGCGACCTCGCCGGTGGGGCAGCAGTGCTCGCAGGGGGTCCATTCCGTGACCTCGTTCGCGGGGATCTCGGTGACCGGGCCGGTTTGGATCTGGCGACGCAGGTTCGCGCAGGAGTAGTTCGTGTGCTTGTGGCTTCCCTTAGCGGTCCGGTAGTAGATCATCTCGGTGCCTCCCTCGTTCCCTCGCTTACAAGACAAGTAAACACCACTTCCCGCGTGATGTCAACAGGGATTCCAGGCGTGTGCGCCACGCCACATCCTGTTGACTTACACGGGGTGAAGATGTTAGCTTATGTATGGTGGGAGAGGTCCCGCCGCTAAACGGGACGGACCCGCCGCGCGACGAGAGGAAACGCCATGGCAGAGGACAGCGGATTCGTGCTCGAGCGCGACGAGCTGTGGACGTACCCCGGCTACCACGGGGTGGCCCGCCGCCGCCTGCGGGTGTGGCGGGCCGCCCCCGGGTCGGTCGTGGCGGTGCTCACCGAACGCCAGGACGACCCTGGTACGTCTATCACGAACGCCGCCCAGGCGATCCTGCTGGAGCTGGAACGCGCCTACCCGGATGACGTGCTGGGGGTGATCGAGCACTACCCGGACAACCCCGAGGGCAACCGGTACTCCACGGTGGCTCTGGACGGGGCGCTGCATCCCCGGTGGCGGCACCTCCCGGCCGACGAGGCACGGGCGATGCTGCCGGGCCTGGAGGAACCGGCCACCACCTGAAAACCCCTGTTGACATGTACGGGGGATAGGGACGTATGGTTGTGGTGTCACCCGTGACGGAGAGAGGACACGAGAACGATGACCCCTACCCCGCCGACGACGGCGGACACGAAGCGTCTGGCGGCCCTGCTCGCCGACACCACCCCGGTCTCCTACCACCGGATCAGCCGGATGATCGACCGTGACCGGCAATCGCTGCGGGTGGCCCTGGCCCGCCGCCGCCGCCGGATCCGGGACACCGGCCACGCCCGCCCGTCGGACATCCCGGAGCCGTCCGGCTACCGCACCACCGAGGACCGCATCATGGGCAGGCCCGTGACCGCGGGCACCGGGGGCGAGGCGTTCGAGGAACCGTGGTGGCCGCTCAACGAGATCGTGAGGTGGGCGATGCAGACCGGCAAGCTGGCCGCCGACGGTGTCACCCCGCTGTACTACCGCGACCGGAACAAGGACCGGGCGCGTAAGGCCGCCTGAAGAAATGAGCGATGCCCCGCCAGGGGGTCGTCACGTACCTGCCCAGGTACTTGCGTGACGGTCCGGCGAGGCATCGGTGTTGTTGCCCGACGAGTGCCGTGCAAGGGACTCTCGTCGTGCGTGACGGTAGCACCGTCACGTCCGAGGGGTCCACACGGGACGTTGACATTTATGGACATGTCATGCCTGAGCGAGACAATACGCCCGTGACCGAGACCACCCCAACCGACACCACCACGGTCGCCCGCCGCGAATCGGTGGCGACCCTGGACGGCGACACCATCGTCATCCCCACCCACGTCGACGGCCTGCCGCTGCGGTTCGCCCGCGCCCAGAAACACCTCGACGCCGACCAGATGCGGCTGCTCGGCCCCCTCGGCATCGAAGCCGACTACGACCTCGGCGAGGTGATCGCGTTTCTGGTCGACTGCCGTAAACGCGGCTTCGACCCCTACGCGAAAGAGGCGATGCTCTACCGCATCGCCGGGAAGTACATCCGGCACGTCGGGATCGAGGGCCTGCGCCGTAAGGCTGAGGAGACCAAGGAGTACCGTGGCCAGGCACCCCCGATGTTCTGCGGCCCCGACGGCGTCTGGAAAGACGTGTGGACCAGCCCCGAACCACCCCTGGCCGCGAAGGTCGGCGTGTACCGGGCCGGGTTCGTCGAAGCCGTGTCCCGGCCGGTGTTCTGGGACGAGTACTGCCCGATGCAGGCCGAGAAGACCCAAGACGACCGTGGCCGGTGGGTGGCCACCGGCAAGCGGGTCCCGATCGCGAACTGGAAACCCGCCTCCCGGGGCGGCAAACCTTTGGTGATGCTGGTCAAGTGCGCCGAGGCGGCGTCCCTGCGGGCGGCGTGGCCGAACACGTTCTCCGGCTACTACGTGCCGGAGGAGACCGCCAAGATGCGCGCCGACGCGGAGCAGGAGTCCGAGGCCAGCAAACAGGCCGAAGCGGAACGCGACGCCGCCGCCGAGCGACGCCGGGCCGCCTACACCAAGGCGAACCCCCCGGCCACCCGGGAACGGGTCATCGACGGCACCGCCGTCGACACCACCGCCGATGATGTGCGGGGGGAGCTGGCCCGGGCGGAGCTGGCGTGGCAGGCCGGGGTCCTCGGGAAGGATCTCGACTGGATCACCCGGCGGTGGCGGGCCGCCCGCGGCGGCCAGGACTTCACCACCGCCACCCCGCAAGAGGTCATCGAACTCATGCTGCGGTACCGGCCGGTGGTCGCCGAGGCGCTGCGTAAGGCCGGGCAGGATGAGCAGGCCGACCGGTACACCGCGGCCGGGGACCGGATCGTAGCCCTCGACGAGCTGTTGGGGGCCGGGTCGTGACCGGCATGACCGACGTGCAGGTGGCCGCGGCGAACATCGCCGCCGCCGGGTGGCCGATCGGCCCCCGCGAGTGCCCGTGCGTGTGCGGCCAAGCCTGGCATTCGCACCAGGACGGGCCACCGGACGGGTGTGCCGGGTACACCCACGATCCGGCCGATCTGCTCGCCCAGCAGGCCGCTGAGGCCGACCACGCGTCGCTGTTGGAGGACATGGCCGCCTACGACGACCATCTGTACGCCCTACGCCGGGCCGGGGCCGGGGACCGGCCCCCGGGCCCGCGGGTGTCGGATGTCGGCAAGTGCCGACGCCAGGTGTGGTACCGGGAGACCCCACCCGGCGACTACACCCCCCGGACCGGCATCCCCCGCCGGGCGGCGACGATGGGGACCGCGTTCCACGACAAGGCCGCCCGCGCGCGGGCGTGGCGGTACCCGTGGCGGCACTACGACATGCGCCTCGAAGTACCCGGCCTCGAGGGGTCCGCGTACCTGGACGAGTACGACCCGATCACCGGCACCGTCATCGACTACAAGACGTTCGGCGAGTGGAAGTGGGAACAGGTCGGCGACTACGGCCCCCCCGACGAGGCCGTCGACCAGGCGATGATCTACGGCCTCGCGTTGGAAGCGGCAGGCTGGCCGGTGAACCGGGTGTGCATCCTCGGCGTCCGCCGTGCCCCCGGCGACGAGGAGTCGTTCTGGTACCTGTACGACCCCGCCCGCGCCCAGCGCGCCCTCGAGCCGCTGCTGGCCCTCGCCGACTCGCTCGAGCTCGGGGTCACCCCGCCCCGGGACGGGGCCGGGCCGTCGGACTGGCGGTGCACGTCGTGCCCGGCGCTGAACCACTGCTGGCAGACCGAGGAGGCGGCGGCGGCCGGGCGGTCGCCGGAGTCGTGGGTGGCGCTCGGTGAGGACCCTGACACCGTGACGATCGCGTGGGCCGCCGGGACGGTGTGGGAGCTGCAGAAGGCGTCCGCCGGTGCGAAGGCCGCCTACGAACAGTCGAAGCTGCTGCTCGAGGGGGTGCCGACCGGCACGTACGGGGAGTACGAGGTCGCTTCCCGGCAGCGCCGGATGCCGGAGTACAAGGCGACCCACAACCGGAACCTCGGCTACTGGACTTTGGACCCGGAGCACCGGCCCTCGTACGACGTCGTCGCACAACCCGAAGTGCGCGTCGACAAGTGGGTCCAGGTCAACCGGGTCCGCGCCGCGCAACGCCAGCAACCCATCACCGCGGCCGCGGTCGACGAGCACCTGGACACCATCGCGTGACCCGATCGCGCAGACGGACGGGGGCGTACCGGCGTGATTCATGCCCTACTCGAACAAGGGGGTGCGGGACATCCCCGCACACCACGCCTCCCGGTACGCCCCGCCTTGCCGCCGTACGACCGTAATCCTCCCCTAACGTGGCGGTATGGCTGGTGACTTCGAGCGGATGGCCGTGGCACGGGTGGTCGAACGCGCCAAGGGGCTGGGCGTGGACATACCCCGGGAGGTGGCGTCCCTCGTCGAGCACGGCAAGGGTTGCGGCGGGGCGATCATCTGGGCCCGCGAGCACCCCGACGACGACGAGTTCCGCGGCTGCTGCTGGGGTGAGACGATCTCCGGCCCGGCGTACTGCACCTGCTGGGAGCCGGTGTTCGACGACGCCCAAACCGACCCGGTCGAGCTGACCGCGGCGACCGCGATCGAGGTCCGCCCCGGCGGGATGTGTGACGACTGCGCGTACCGGCCGCGGAGCCCCGAACGGTCGGAACGGTGGACGGAGGAGGCCCTGCTCGGGCTGCCGTCGTCCGGCAGTGTGTTCTGGTGCCACCAAGGCATGCGCCGCCCGGCCCGGTGGGTTCACCCCGACGGCCGGGAGGTGGCCGGGTCCCCGGACGACTACCGGCCGCCGATCATCCGGGGTGTGCCGTTCCGGATGGACGGCCAGCCGGGCCTGTTCTGTGCCGGGTGGGCCGCGGTCGCCCGCCGCCAACCGCCGGGCGAGGCTGCTGGCGACCCGCCGTTCTGACCCCACACCCGGGCGGGTTCCGGTACATAGAGTGTGTTAAAGTGTATGCATGAAGACGCGGACCACCGTCGAGATCGACGACGACAAACTGGCAGCCGCAGCGCGTGAGCTGGGCACCACCACCAAGACCGACACCATCGATGCCGCCTTGGGTCTCGCTGCCCGGCGCGGCCAGGAAGCCCAGCGGGAAGTCCGCAGCATGTTCGACTTCTGGGGTGAGGACATCGGCAACCCCGAGATCATGAAGCAGGCCCGCCGGTGATGCTGCTGCCCGGCACCATGTTTCTGATCGATACCTCGGCAGCGGCACGGGTCACGGCCGACACGCGGATCCGGGCCTTGATCGAGAACCTGATCGACCGGGGCGTGGCCGCCACGTGCCTGACCGTGGACCTGGAGGCCGGGTTCTCCGCCCGGCCGCAAGAGGTGGCCCACGTTCTCGCGACACGCGCCAAGTTCATGATCGAGCTACCCGTCACGCAGGAGGTCGCCGACCGGGCCCGCGAGGTGCAGGGATTGATGGCCGACCGGGGGCTGCATCGGGCCGCCGGATCCTTCGACCTGCTCACCGCGGCGGTCGCCGAGATCCACCGTGCGATCGTGCTGCATTACGACGCCGACTTCGAGCACATCGCCTCGGTCACCGGCCAGCGCCAGGAATGGATCGCGCCGCGCGGTTCCATTGACTAATACCGGGCACCTCAACCCCCGCGTATTGATATAACGTGATATGACCGTATTGGTCCGGTTGGGCTGCTTGAATGGGTCCGAACACGCCGGAGGGACCAACGCGGTGAGGCTCACCGGTAGAGGTAATATCCACACGGAAGTAACCCGCTCGTGGCCAGTTTGCGAACCGAAGCCCCTGGCCAGCAACGAGAGGGAGCAACAAGCGCTACATCCGGTCCTCTAACGAGAACCGGCCCCCCGTTGCTAGCGGGGGGCCGATCTACGAAGGCCGGTCACGTCGTTCTCAACGGCTATCCGCACGGCAGTTGTGGGCGACCCGTGGCGCAGGAGATTAACCAACTCAATATCCGACCCCGAAGGAAAGGAAATCGTTACTGCGCGCGGGCTCGATGCCCCTGCCAAATATCCAGTTGAGAACAAACGCTCCCGGCTAGCAGATGACACCGGGGGTCGGCGCTTGCCCTCGAGTGTAGCTGATCCGTGCCGGATCCGACTCGCGACATACGGCGCGCCGATCACGTGTGTTTACGCACAGGGGGCATTGACCCGAATCAAGGTGTCCGAAATGCGACAAATATACGTCAGAATGGCCGTCACCACGGCCCCTCACCCGGCCGTGGGCGCGTGAGCGTCCAGGCGATCGCGTGGGTACTGGAGGACTGCCCGGACCTCCCCAAGCACCTCGTCGCGACGTTGATGGGCCTGGCGAACCACGCCGACCACGACGGCCGGGGCGCGTTCCCCACACAGGTAACCCTCGCCTGGTACACCCGCAAGAACGAACGCTCGGTCCGCCGCGACCTCGAGGAACTCGAGGCCCTGAAACTCATCGAGCCCGGCGACCAGCGCATGGTCCTGCACATCCCGCCGGACCGCCGTCCCGTGGTCTACAACCTGGCCACCCACCTCAAACGGGAGCCCCGGCCCCGCCCCGGCAAGAGCGGCCGCCCCGCCAAACCGGCCCCGGCCCAGAACCGGGGGGACGTGGACGTCCGCCCGGTCGCCGCCGGAAATCGGGGGGACGTGGACGTCCGGGCGGACGTGGACGTCATAACCGGGGGGACGTCGGCGTCCGACCGGGGGGACGTGGACGTCCGCCTAACCGTTCTTGAACCACCCAAAGAACCAACCCCCCCCACCCCCCACGCTCCGGTCACGCCGCAACCGGGGGGGACCGAACCCGCACCCGAACCGCAACCGGCCCTCGAGGTCGACGGCGACCCCCGGCGGACGCCCGCGCTGGTGGCTCTGGCGGCCGAGCTGGCCGCGGCCGGGGGTTGGGACACCCCGACAACCGAACACGTGATGCTGGACCTGCTCGGGCGGGGTAGGGCGGTCGACGAGATCGTCCAGGTGCTCCGGGCCGCCGCCACCGGCGCGTACGGCCAGACCGGCTCCCCCCGCCGGTTCATCAGCTGGTGGCCGCCGACGATGGCCGTCAGCGCCCCGGAGCCGTCGTGGGTGCGTGGACCCATCGCCTACCTCGACCCGGACCGGGAACGGTGCCGTAGGCACCCCTCGGAGCCGTCAGGGACGTGCGGGAGGTGCCGGTCGGAGACCTTGGCCGTGGTGGATCCGGAGCCGGTGGTGCCCGCGGGTGACGTGCCCGGTCCTCGTGGCCGGGAGCTGGCCCGGCTGATCGCCTCCGGTGCCCGCACCCCGGCCCGTGTCCTCACCGCCGTCGCATGACGTCCTGGAGACCGGGGGCCGGGTATGTGTGGATTGCCGCGCGCCGGTGGCGGTCCTCGGCCGCAAGGACGCGCCGGAGACGTGTCAGCTGGATCCGGTTCCGGTTCTGGGTGGGATGTGGGAAGTCTCGGCGGACCGGCGCAGGTGTCGCCGTGCGCGGCGGCCGGGTTCGGTCCGCTACCAGGCGCACGCGCAGACATGCCCGGCCCGGGTCCGGCCGGAACGGATGGGCTTGTGCCGGGGCCGTTCGGACTGCCGGACTTTGGTCGTGCTCTACGGCGCGCATGCCCGGTTGTTGTGCGCGCGATGCTCGAGCGTCCTCGAGGCGTGGCGGGCAACACCGGAGGGTGAACGCGGGCCGTGGCCGTGGTGATGACCGATGGTCAGTCGGGGTCCTGGTCGATCCTGAACTTCAGCAGCAACAGGCCCAGATCGTGATGCGCCCGGTCGATGATGCCGTCCCAGCCGTCGACCGTCCGATCGAGTTCGTAGGTGCCGCGCACGGCGGTGAGGTTCCCGACCCGGGTCAACGCCTCGTAGGCGTCCCGGATCGCCTTCGCCTCGGGGTCGGTGAACGGGTGTGATGCCACGGCCAAGGACTCTACCCCCCAGCCACCCCGTTGACATGAACGTGACGCGGGTTGTACCTTAGGGTGGGAACGAGTGTTTGGAGACCCCACGTGACGACCACGATCCACCCCCCCGCCAACGCCACACAACTACTCACCCTCCGGCCGGACGACCCCGCCCGATCCTGGGAACGCCAGCGGATGCTACGCATCGGCGAAGACGTCGGCTGGTACAACTACCTCGCCGGAGACCCCGTCGCCTCCCGCTACGTCGTGCGCCTGAACACCGGGCAGGTCCGCGTCCTCAACCGCGACACCGTGCTGCGCATCCCCGGCGGTATCGAGGTCCGCCGCGACGAACCCCTCGCGTGGACCGTCGGCCAGGCGTTCGGCCGTAACGCCTGGCAGGTCCTCGACCGGATCGGCCGCCTGCCCCGGCTCTACGACCGGCCGAAGGTGTCGGAGTTGCTCGACATGAGCAAACCCACCGTCAACGCGCACACCCGCGCGGGCCGCCTCCGTGCCTTGTTCTACGCCCGGCACCGCCGCTACTACTTCGCCGACCAGATCGACGGCATGTGCGGCGACCCCGCCGCGCAGCAACGCTGGGAGGACCTGCGGTTCCTGCTGCCGAACACGATCCGCCCCGACCAGATCACCTTCCGGGAATCGGTATCCCCGGAGCCTTTGCCGATCCCGGAGGTCGCCCACGACCTCGCCGGGGAGCGGAACATGCACGCCCTGCACACCGCCGAGCACCACGGCTGGCTCCAGTACATCGCCCGCAACAAGACCGACTACACGATCATCATCGGCGGCCTGCAACTCGACGTGCCCGGCGCGGCGGTCCTGCCGTTCGTGTGGGGCGTCGGCGACGCCCACGGCCAAGGCGACCGGGTCGCCTACCGGTGACCACCTACGCCCACGACGGCCCCATGCCCCGCGCCGGTCGCCAAATCCGCCTCGAGCCCGCCCGCCGCGCCCTCGGCCAGGCCCTCGCCGACATCGGCCGCGACCACGACCTCACCCGCGGGGATGAGATCGAACTTCTCGCTCAGGCGTTGAACACATCGATCAGCCTATGGCGCAAGGGGCGTGGCTAACCGATGACACAGCAACCGACCGCGACCCTCGTGGTCCGGGTGTACCCGTCCGGCACCCGCGGCAGGGTGCTGATCCAGACCGAGCAGAAAGGCCCCGTCCACCTCACGAGCGACGAGATCGCCCGGACCCTGCGCTCGGCCGCCAAGCAGCTCGACGATGACGGCGCGCCGGTGATCGCCCGGACCCTGCGCTCGGCCGCCGAACAGTTCGACCGGCGATTGACCGACGCCACGCCGGTGCAACGACCGCACGGGTACTTCGACGGGTCTACGGGCTGGTGCATCCACCTCGCCGGGGGTCGGGTCTGCGGTGAGCCGTGGGACGCGCCGGTCCACGGCCTGGACCAGGTCGGCCTACCCCAACCGAACGTGCTACCCCCCACCAAGAAGCCCGGCGGGGCCGACGATCCGCGGGTGGTCGACATCCGGGAACTCGTCAAACACCACCCGGACGACGACTGCCCCGGCATCACCGAATGCGAGCAGCTGCAGCAAATCTGGCGGGACCTGGCCGGGGGCGTCGCGGGCACGTGCGTGCTCTGCGACGGCGTCCACTGGCCGTGGGAACCACACCGGGAGAACCCGTGAGCTTCACCTGTCCCGCTTGCGCGATGACCTCCCACAACCCGAACGACGAACGGGAGGGCTACTGCGGGCGGTGCCACTCCTGGACCCGGCAACTCGCCGCCCTCGAGGCGGTGTTCGCGTTCGCTCCCCGCCTCGATCCGTGGCTGGTGGAGATGGGTGTCGCCCTGGTGGCGGTACCGGCCGGGTGGCCGTGCCTGCATTGCGGTGAGCCGATCGCCGAGGGGGACACCGGGTTCTTCCGGCAATGCCTGCTGCGCAACGACACCGGGGGCTGGGCGTGGAAGACCCGCGCCACGCACGCCCAATGCGAGGCCCTGGGCATCATCGGCCACGACTTCGGGGTGTGCTCATGCACCGGGTTCGACACCACGGCCAAGGCGTCGGCGGACGAGTTATGGCGGCGTCTCGGCCGCCAGCTCCCGGACGTGAAGGACGCTTCACCACCGCCTGTTGACATCGCGACGGAGATAGCGTTTACTTGGGATGTGTGAGTGGGGGGCTGGAGCCCCCACCCCGACGAAGGAGCCCTACCATGACCGACCCCACGACCGACCGCCGTGCCCTGACCGTCCACCTGCACCCCCTCGCGCCCGGCAGGATCTTCGGGCTGCGGACCGGCTGGCTCACCGGCCGAGCTGGTCAACGACTGGATCGCCAGCATCACCGACTGAGAACCTGTTGACATCACGACGGAGATCATGTTTACTTGAGGTGTGAGTGGGGGGGCTGGAGCCCCCACCCCACCCCAAGGAGGCCCCATGTCCGTCACCTTCTCCCCCGAACTCTCCGCGGTCGACACCGCCCAGTTCGAGCTGATCTGCGACAACGGCGAGCAGATCGGCGACATCTGGACCGGCACCGCCAACGCCCACCGCGAGGCCGACGCCCACGCCCTGGTGTGCACCTACCTGCTCTGCCAGCAGTACGGCGCGGAGGTCCGCGAGCTGCACGCCGACGGCGACCCCGTCCCGGTCAACGTCCACAACCGCAACGCCCAGGACCTCCTCGCCGCCCTCGGCTACCTCCGCGAGCCCCTCGAAGACGGTGTCGGCGTGCTCGGCGGGCCGGTCTACGACATGTCCGGCGACGACAACGCCCGCGCGTTCCTCGACCGCGTCGAACTCGCCCTCGGCGTCAACCGGCCGGTCGACGCGGGCCTGCCGGAGATCACCTACCGGGCCGGTACCGCCGACCGCCCGGGTACCACCGTCGTCGACTTCGGCCGCGCACCCGGGCACCTGACCATGCGCCTGGAGGAACTGCGGGAGCTGGCGTCCCGCTGCCTCGCGAAGAACCTGCGGGTGACCTGGGGCTGACCCGGCACGGGGAAAGGGGGCCGGGTCGGTGTCCGCATCCCCGCGACACCGTCCCGGCCCCCTCTTCGGTCGCGGGATGCAGCTTGTGACAGCGAGCCCCCCGCACGGGCAGCGGTACCGAACCGCCCTCGAGCGTCTTCCAACCCCCCGGATGGCCCCTCGAGGAAGGCCCCCGCGCCCGCGCGTCCAGAATGCCACCCCCGCCCGTATTCCGGCGGTATCTCCCGTCGGCCTGTCAGTCCTCGTACCCGGTCGCGGCGGCCCGCAGCGTCGCCAGCCACCCCGCAGGATCGGCAGGCGGGGTGCCCGTGCCATCCAGGATCCGCCGCAGCGCCCCCTCACGGGTGGAGTACCCGACCGCCTCCAGCCGCTCGTCATCCCGCAGCACCAGCGCCACGGCAAGGGTCTCGCTGGTCGACCACGCCAGATACCGGCCGCCGTGCGACAGCACATACCGTGCCCGGGTCACCGTCTCCCGGCCGAACGCGTCGGTGACCCGCGGCATCGCCGCATCCATCACCATGTAGCGGTGCTCCCGCGCATCCTGCTCGGCGTGGTACGCCTCGACCTCCGCCGCCAGCCTCCGGCACCCCTCGCCGTGGCCGTCCTCGTTGTTGTCCGGGCTCCCGTTGTACGGGCCACGGTCGGTGACCCGCGCCCCGCAGCCCAACGGCCCACCACAGGTGAAGAACACATACCGGTCGTAGCTGACGTTCGAGACCGGCCCGGCGACCACCTCGAACGCCCGCTCCCGCTGCACATAGTCCTCGGACCAGCCGATCCCCAGAAGGTCCGCGATCTGCGCCCACGACGACCCCTCACCGCGCAGCCCCGTCGCGAAGCCGTGCGCCCTCGACTCCGCCACCCGCGCCACCGTCAGCGCCGCCTCCAGCCCGGCCAGCGGCTTCGGTTCCGGGAACCCGTACGTCGACTCCGGCCGGTACTTGCGGACGGTCATCTGGTCCTTCGGGACCAGTGCCTGCACGGCCCGGTCGACGAGCTGCCGCACGGCGGACATGTCCGCCGTGCGCATGGTGTCCTCATCACTCATACGTCCCCCCCTCTCCAGCCGGGGGTACACCCTACTGGTCGTAGTCGCCTTCCGCGACGGCCAGCAGCGCCGGATGAATCAGCTCCCCAAGGGTCTTACGGTCGGTCTCCGCCATGTCGATCAGCCGGACCAGCAGCTCCGGGTCCTGCGTGACGACCGTGACCAAAGCGATCATCATCTCCTGGATGTCGATGCCCATCGTGGCCGAGGCGACCTTGACCAGGTAGTGGAACTCGATCGGCACCCGCACGTTCAACGGCCGGGTTGCGCTCATGTCGATCCGGGCCGGGACCCTGCTGGGCGGAAGGTTGTTCTTCCACCGCATCGGCCGTGACGGCGGGGCCGGTACCGTCGCCGCCCGGCGCGGCCGGGGTTTCTCCCGCTGCTCCGGCAACACCGCCCGCTCCGCTGCCGCCGGTGCCGCTGCCGGTGCCGCCTCCGGGGCCGCCGGGGTGGGGTCCTGCGGTGGCTTCGGCTCCCGGGCGCGGTCCTCCTCGAGCAGGGCCTGCTCGAGGTCGTTACCGGGTGTCGGCCGCTTCGGTACCGGGCTCATGCTGCGTCCTCCTTCGTGTCGGGTTCCCACACGGCCGCCAGCGCGGCGAACTCTTTGCCGTTACGGCTCTCCGGGTCGTACTGCGCGACCGGTGTCCCCGCCTCGACCGCTTCGCGGGCGCGGACACTGTCGGACACCACCAGCACCGGGGTTGCCCCGAACTGTCGTTGCAGGTTCTCCACGAACTTCGTGTCGTAGCCCGCCGCCTTCACCCGTGACGCCACCACCGCGGCGATCCGCAGATCCGGGTTCCGGTGCTTGCGTACCGTCGCCATCAGCCGCAGCAACTCCGCCGTACCCACCGTGTCCAATTTGGACGGCTGGATCGGGACGACGATCTCCCCAGCCGCATTCAAAGCGGCACGCGCAAGCCGATCCTTAGTCGGCGGACTGTCGATGATGTCGTAGTCGATGTCAGCCTCCGACTCATCCAACGCGTCCGCTAGCTGCACATCCACCACGGGATAATCCGGGGAGTACCGCACGACACTCATCGACGAATACGACGGCACAATGTACAAGCCCGGCACCTTCGTTTCCGACGTGACATCGTCGATGCCGCACTCCTCATCAAACACCCGCATCACACCACTACCGACACTCTCTGTCGGTGACAACCAAATCGTCGCGCTACCGTCCTGCGGGTCAAGATCGATGACGCGCACCTTCTTACCCTTGGCGACAAGCGCGCCAGCCAAGTTGACAGCAGTCGTCGTCTTCGTACTGCCACCCTTCTCGTTGATAACCGTGATACGCCGCCGTGCGGCCATGTCTGCTCCTGCAAAGTCGGGGGGTAATCCGGCCATCATGCCGCCTCGCGCGCCGCAACGGAAGTCAGACACACCGATAGGCACGCAACGATACACACCGTGCGTGTGGTGGCTAGCTAGCTTGCATGCTTGCATGCACCGCAGGTCACAGCCCATATGACCCGCAGTCCGCATCGGACGCTCAGCAGCAGCCTGCCTCACTGCCTGGATTGCCCGGAAGGAGGGGACACCACAACACGCCGTGTGACCTCGCCCCGCAGGCAACGATGCAGACACATCGTTGCCGAGCGGGGATGACATGCGGCCGGGTGTGCCCCATCACTGGTTCTTGTCGGGTTCCCAACCATCCACGGTCGCGGGCGTGTCGAAGTGCTCGCCGAGCATCGACACCGCAGCACGGGCAACCCTCTGGTGTTCTTCATCCGGGGTGGGCACGCCTTTGTCCTGCATGCCTGTGCCGGAGATCGCCTCGTAGTACGCCTGGTCGCACGGACACATCGCCGCCACCTCCAAAACGTGCGTGGCATGCCCCTTCGCGTCCTCGAGGTCCCACTGCGCGAACCGCACCCCGTCGAGCAGCACGTGAATCTTCCCGGTGAGTGTGGTGCTGGAGACGATCGGTTCGAATGCCAGCGGAAGGGTGTGCCCATGGTTTACCGGCTCCCGTTTCTCCCGGCAATCCGCGACGACGTGCCGCGCCGCGTCCAGCGATATCTTCATTTTCTGGAGCTGCGCCCACACCGACTGCTCGTGTTTCGCCTGCGCATAGGCGGTCATCACCGCCATCGCATACCGCATCGGCTGATATCCGCGCAGCGTGCACAACAACAGATCACCGCGACCTGGGCCGATCTGGCCGTCGATGTCGTCAGCCATCGACGCGACGATCGACACCGCATACCGCAGGTCGTCCTCAGGGGACGGGAACCCGACCGCCCACAAACCGGTGATCTTGTTCCGGTCGAAGTCGGGCACGTCGTGGTAGTGGCGTGGGCGCATCAGCATCAGCGGGGCCTCCTGGCTGGCCGGGTGTGGGTAACGGGAACCCCCGGCACCGTACGACAGGCCCCGGCACGCTCACCGGCGGGTATGCGTGAGGTCCTGCCGCCGGTACCACCACAACGCCAGCCGCAGATGCCACCGCCAATGCCGGTCCGCGTGCCCGCGCACCACGGCCCGCGAGGACGCATCGATGATGTCATCGCACAACGGGCAATACCCGCCGTACAGGATCACGTCCGACACATGCGCCACCCGCCCCTCCGTCCCCGCCCGGCCTGTTCGACCGGCTGGCGGGGCAGGGACGCAGGGTCAAAAAGGGGGGTCCGGCTTCCTGGAGAGTGCTTGCCGAGCCGGTGAACCCCTCGCGATGATCAACGCACACCAGGTCCGCCGGGACACCCAGATTCACCCTCCCGTGGCGCTCCCGCGGTCCAGTTCTTCGCGGATCATCTGCCGGTAGCCGCGGTACCGGGCGTCGAACCCCTCCTGGTCGGCGGGTGTCTTCCCGACGATCATGTCGGCGAGGATCCGCAGCGAGTTCGACACGTCCCCGTGCCCGTTGACGTCGGCCGCCTGCTGCACCTCGCCGTGGCCGGGTACCAGCACCGTGTATCCGCCGACCGTGACCGGCCGGTCCCCGCGGGTGCGTTTCACCTGGTGCAGACGGCCCTCGAGGTCGACCGCGGCCGCGACCCGCATCTCCACCGAGTCGGGCATCGTCGAATAGTCCGGTGCCGCATCCGCCAGCTCCGCGGCGAGGGCCTGGTCCGAGGCGATCAGCCGCTGCCACGCCTCGTACACGCACCCGACCGCGATCACCCCACGCAGCCGCAGCACGCTCCGGATCACGTTGACCGGCCGGTATCCGTCGCTGTCGTCCGGGCAGTAGGCGAGGTTCATCGCGTAGGTGCGCAACGCCTCGTACGGCGGCACCCCCGGCGTGCCGGTGAGCAGCTGCGGGGGGATGATCGCCTGCGCCGTGTACCCGCCGACCCGGACCGTCACGGGGGTCCGCGGGTTCGCCCCGCACAACTTCCGGTACACGTAGTCGGTGTCCTCGTCGCCGTGCTCGTAGACGGTGAACAACGTCATCGGGGTGGAGTCCCAGCCCTTGCGGTGCGCGTCGGCCTCCACCCGCCGCAACACCCTCAACAACAGGTCCACATCCGCCGGGTGGGGGTCGGTGAGGGGCTCGCTCGGCGGCCAGTCCTCGCCCAGCTCACGCTCGTCGCCGCCGGTCACCGGACCGGCTCCCCGTCACACGGGGCCTCGGCCAACAGCTCGGACCACACCTGCTCGCAGTGGTAGCAGAACACCCCCGAGATGCCCCACAGGTTCTCCCGGTCCAGCATCGCGGACCCTTGCGAGAACGCGGCCTGCGGATCCCGGATCCCGAACAACGCCGACACCGTCCAGGCGTGCTCACCGGTCACCGGGTCGTAGTCGGGGATCCGGTTCAAGTCGCCGCTGACGTGGAACATCGCTGAGCTCACAACCACGCAACCTACCAACGGGGGCAGGCCCGGCGAGGACGACACCTCGAGGGCCTGCCCGGGGGAGCACCGGCCCCCCCCAGGTGGACGCTGGGGGCCGGGCGGGGGGGTCACCCCCACATGATCGACAACGCCGGGCAGCCGTTCGTCGGGTCGATGCCCATGCCCTTGGCGTAGCGGCCCGCCTCGGTGAACATCGCGTACATCTGCGACTTCCACAGGTGCTTGGCGAACTGGTGCCGGGGGAGGTCGACCAGGACCGGGGTGCCGTCCTTCAGCTCCCCGTAGCAGTAGGAGAGGTCCAGGACCGGGGTGCCGGGCTCGGTCAACAGCCGCAGCCGGGTGATCTTCACCAGGTCCCGGTCGGCGAGCTGGTACCGCTTCGAGTAGTCGATCCGGTCGCGGACGGCCAGGTCCGCGTCGCTGATCGGGTTGGTCTCGACGACTCCGTACGCCATGGTGGGCTCCTCTCGGGCGGGGCGGGGGCTCCAGCCCCCCGCGCTCACAAACCAAGTAAACACGACCCTCAACCTGATGTCAACAGAAGAGGGGTGGGATCCCGCACCCGCCCGGTAGGCTGCCCCACCATGTCCTACCCCTTCACCCTCGAGCAGCGCCTCACTCACCTGGAGAGCGACGTCGCCCAGCTCAAACGCGCCGTCGCCGCCCATGCCGACTTCCACCGGCGGGACGACACGACCTTCACCCCGGAAGTGTCGGCCGTCCTCCAGCGCCTACAGGGCGCGATCTCGGCGGCCTTCGCCGGGACGGTGTCCGTAACCCCGTTGCAAGCCCTGCTCGTCGCGGAGAAGCTGTTCGACCGCATCGACCCGCCGGTCTTCGCGGAATGCCTCACGCAGATCGGCATCACGCCACCCGACTGACCCCTGCCGCCCCACGGCACCCCACAGCGGACTAGCGTCAGGTGCCGTGCACACGTGCGGTACCTGCGGCCAGCCGATGATCTGGGACCCCGACGACCCCACCGGGCAGAAACCCCGCTGGCGGCACACCGACCAGACCGCGGCCATCGCGTTCGGCTCCCACCACGCCACCATCGCCCTGGACACCTGCGGCGCGTGCGGCCACGACGCCCCCCACCGCCGCGACTCCGGCTGCCCCCACGACAACAACGACAGGGCCGAACCGTGCCGGTGCACCGCCCGGGTCGACGTCGCCCGCCCACCCGCCACCACCGCACCCGCATCGGCAGGGCAACCGTGAGCCAGCCGCTCGGCCCTATGCGCCCCGACCACCGGTACGGGTACCGCTCCGACGTGTCGGCCCGGACGTTCACCTGCCCCG